CGTTCGTCGTTCCGCTGATCGTTCCGCTGATCGTCACGCTGCCGTTCCCCGTCGAATAACTCCAGTCGCTCGGCTGGGCCAGCGTGTTGCTAAGGATGCAGTTCACCACCCTGTGCCGGGTCGTGATCTTCGCGTCGCTGTAGGTGTACGGCAGCGCAGACAGGCTCGTCAGGGAGACAAATACGTTGTTCCGCCCGAAGGCCGTGTCGATCGTGTCCGAGTTCCCGTTGATGTCCAGCACGCTCAGATCGTCGTCGCCCGCCGGCTTGACCAGTCCAAGGTTCGTTGTTGCGGCCATGTTCATTCACCCCTTTCGTGCCTGTCGATCCATGCAAGGAATTCCTGCTTTGTGATCGGCCCGCCGTCAAACCGTTCCCGGTTGACCGCCTTCATGACCAGGTCGAAGTCCTCCGGCGTGCATCGCCTGAAGAATTCCCTGTGCCCGTCGTAGTAGTCCCATACCGTCTTTTCAAACCCGCTCTTGTCCTCTTCGATTCCCGGTGCCTTGTTCAGCGTGTAGTAGCTGTCCGCCATGATGCGGACGATCATCGTGTTGTACTCCGCCATGTGCCCGCGCTTCAGGAATTCGTCCGCCACGTAGCAGTGGCGCTTGAAGAAACTTTGCAGGTTCTGGAATTTGATTTCCGGCCGGTTGCACAGGCTCCCGTCCCGCACGCTGTACAGGTAAATCGGCCGGTCGCACTTGATCTTCCCGATCCGCTTGTGGTCGATTTCCATTTCCACGACCGCCAGGAACGCGCTGTCCTCGCACCACGTCAGTTCCTCGTTGAAGCGGATCTCGTTGTCCGTCAGGAATTTCCTTCTGAAGACCTTATTGTGAACGAATACCGGCTCCCGGTCCGTCTTCATGTGCAGCCGTTCGTGGTCCTGCCACAGAAGGTCGAACCAGAGCAGGTCGAAGTTGTCCGTATCCAGCACGTTCAGGATGTCGTACAGCGCGTACAGGCTTGCGAAGGTATCGTCCCAGTCGTTCCACTTGATCCATTTCGCGTCGCTGTGCTCGATGCACCAGTTCCTCGCCTTTGCGATCCCGCCGTGCGGAAGGCACACCTGGTTCACCTTAAACGGGCATTCCGCGAAATACTCGTCCGGAAACTTTTCGCTCCCGTCGTGAACGATCGTCACGCGCACCTTGCTCCAGTCCGCCAGCCGCTGCATGGACAGCATCCTTATGCCGTCCCGCCCGACTTCCCACGGTTCAGTCCAGTGCGTGATAAATAAATCAAGCAGCATATCACGGTCTCCTTAATGTAATGTTGCAGTTTCCGTACTCGCTGTTGATCGCCCTCAGTTCCGTGTAGCCTTCATAGACGTTCTGGTTTTCGGAGTCGATCCTTTCCGTAATTGTTTGGATGTTCTCCGGCACACTGAACGCGGCGAATCCTTCCGCAAGCGTTATGCCGACAAGGTAAACGAAAATGATCCTGTCATCCCCGTTTGGCAGGATGGTCCCTGTAAACGTGTCCCCGTTACTCAGCGTCAGCGTGTTGTCCATTCTGCTCTTCCTTTCTCTTCTCCTGTTCGCGTTCCGAGCGGCTGATGGCGTCCAGGCACGCGCGCAGGTTTCCGATTGCCGCGTTCACAGGCAGCGCGATCTGGTCAAACAGGTTCATCGGCACCTGCACCTGCTTCAGCAGGTCGATCGTCTGGTCAATGACGTACTTGATGGTTACGGTTTCGTTCATGGTGCTCCTCCTCTTAATAGTGGAATGTTCGTGTGCTTCCAAGTGTCCTGTTCGGAGACGTATAAAAATACCAGTATCCTTCCACGTTTGACGCCGCCTTGTATTGGTTCAGGTGCGCGTCGTAATAGTACAGTGTGCCAAAGTCTGAGTAAGTTCCTACGTCATCGCGTTTCGCATGGGCCGCCCTCGTCATGGTAACCTGGTTCGGGTACACGTTTACATTCAGTCCGTAAAATCCCATGTACCCGCTTGCAGAGTCAGGAAAATACGTATTGTTTTCCGTAATCTCTGTCATCGCGTGCAACTTTACGCCGCGTGACGACCCATCTGTCTGGATTCGTGCAATTTCCGTCCCGCTCTTGTAAATCCTTGTATTAAACCAGTCTCCGCTGTGAAGCGGCGCTGAACCGTATATATCCGGTTTCACCCAGCTGGCTTGCACGTCGCTCTTCATGTCGTTCTGCCCGGTCACGTACAGGGAACCTACGCTCAGTTCCGGCGTGTTACTGTACTTTGTGCCGGATGTCGTCTGAATCTGCACCTTCGCACTGGCCTTGGTTCCGGACAGCGCCAGTTGGTAATACACCTGCGATCCGGATACAATTGACTGGGAAGGTTGCTGTGAGTTTCCGTCATAGGCCGCGAAATAGTATCCGGATTGCACCTGCGGGAAAAACGCCGCTTTTGCTCTGCTCAGGGGAGTAATATTGACCGTAATGGATTTGATGCCTACGTAACCGCTTCCGGGCGTATACGTCCCGTTTGAGGTTACTGTCCCCCTGTTTTGCAGCAGCGAGTCGATATACGTGGTCAAAGTCTTTGTATACCTTGACGTTGGCGCTGCTCCTGATCCGTTCAGCGAACTGATCTTCAGCGGAACGTTCAGGTATCCCGCGCTGTCCCCTGCGGTCATCGGCCCGTCCTGCGTCAGTTCAAGGTCGATATTGTGGGAGTTGTAGCTGGTTCCGAATCCAACCGTGTAACTTTGGTCCTGTGGGCTAGCTTTCACGGACAGTACCGCGTTGCCGCTCCAATTCCCACTCCAACTTGAAACGGCCCGGCTAAAAGACCCTACGTCCACCCAATCCGCGTCGCTGTAATTCTTCTTTTGCAACTTGTATGTGTTGCCGGAACTTGTTATTTGCAGGTCTTTTATTGATTCGTGTATTTCTGTGGCATTTCCGATTGTTCCAAGGTATATGTATGGAGCCATTACGTATCCGCCAGAGGAAACGATATTATTGTTTACTGTTATTCCATGTGTTGTAAGCAGGTCGATGTCTGCAATTTTGGTTTTAAGGTAGTCAGCCGTTATCTGTGATGCCTTCACATATGCGGTCAGATTGATATAATCCGCAGAAATATCAACATAGGAAGAAGATGTTTTGTCCTGGTTGTTAATGCCAAGCACGATACTTGCCGAATTTACTTTTGCATTTGAGCCTGTCCCTGTAACGACCAGATCAATCCGTCCCTTCTGGACGTTGATCTCGCCCATCCAGTCCGTCTTTGAACTTGCAACGGCAAGGTCAATTGCTGTTGAAGTGCTTTCAATCGTACTGTAGTTTCCGATGTTCTCGTCCACGACTTCCTGATAGATCATCGTGGATGTCTGCAAAATCGTGCTGTAATTGTTGCTCACATAGTCGCTGACATTCGTGTATACGCCCGTAGCGGTCTGCATAATAAGCGACGTCAGCGTACTGCTTGCCCCACTGACTGCAAGTGCGATACTCGTGGATGTCTGCGTAATCGTGCTGTAGTTGTCGCTCACATAATCCGTGACGTTCGTGTATAGACCAGTGGCAGTCACCAAGATTTGTGAGTACAGCGTGGAGGACGCGGCACCGACAGCAATCGATATAGACGACGCGGTCTGCTCAATGGTGCTGTAGTTGTCGCTCACATAGTCGTACACGCCCATCACGATGTTCGTTGCGGTCTGCCTTATGGTGCTGTTCAGTTCTCCTTTAGCCGCGTTCACCTGTGTGGTGATGCTTCTGGACGTCTGCTCAATTTTACTGTTCAGTTCCGCGTTCGTCTGGCTGACGTCGCTGGAAATCTTCTGCGCCGTAACCGTCAGGTTTCCACGGTATTCCTCTCCCAGCAGCGATACCTGCCGCGCCAGGACTCTCCACTTCTCGTCGTCCTGATCAATCCGGACATTACTTTCGACAATCGCGTCCGTAGACAGTTTCTTGTTCCACTTGCCGTTCTTCCATACGAACACCCAGTCGGAGTAGAACGTGTTCCACTTCATCGCGGACAGTTCGTTCCATGTTTTGCTGCTCAGGGCGTTCCATGTGCGGTTGTCATAACTCTTGATCCAGATGTCCCCGTCGTAAATCGTTCGCGTTCCGTCGTTCGGATCGTCCCACTGCACATAGGTCGTGCTTTTCCGTCCGACCTCCTGCATGATGCTCGTCATCGTCTGCTCGACGACGCTCCAGGCAACGCCGGACGCAACAGCCGCGACCTCTGTCCGCACGTATTCCGCCGTCTGCTCAATGACGCTTGCGCTGATAGCGCTTGCCGCGTTCGCCACCTCTGTGCGAATATACGTCGCCGTCTGCTCGATCACGCTCTGGGCCATTCCGCTGATGGTGTCAGCGACCTCTGTCCGAATGTTGCTGGCCGTCACGTCGATCGTTGTCCGTACGTATCCGTCCGGATCGTACACCGCGTAGTGCAGTTCCTGGGTATTCTTCATCCCCGCGCCGCTGCGCCCGTACTTCCTGCGGCTGACCCTGGCGACGGCCTCCCGCTCTTTGCTCCCCGTACTGTCCAGTGTAATCTGCGGCGCGCCTTTCCATACCATCCGCGCTGTGTGTACGGGGCTGGCGTAGCTTTCCTCGCCCCGGCTCACCGTCACGATGTCGCCGGCCTCGACCGCCCAGTCTGCGAACGAGTCAACCGTCATCGGATGGTATCCGTCCACGTCGTGCAGACGATTATAAATAGGAGTCAGCGATGCGTTGGTAATCGCCATCAACTCACCCCCCTCAGCAGCGGATTATCCTGAATCAGGTACGCGTTCTCCCCGGTTCCCACCGTATTGTCCGCTCCGTTTTCCGTCCGCCGGTTATACAGTTTGTCGATCACTTTCGTCTCGTACCAGTACGGTGCAAACTCGCTGTAGTTTCCCTCGTCCAACGCGAGGCTCGTGCTCCTCAGCCAGTCGAACACCAGTTGCCCGTCCCTATTGAAACGCAGCACGCTTGCCGCCGCTTCAGCGATCCATTGAAGCACCTGCCGCATGGTCGTGTTCTCAAACTCGTCCGGTTCGCTGGTAATCGTCGCCGTGCTGTTGATGAACACGTTGCTGTAATACTGCACGCCCACATACTCGCACATGGCCTTGAACAGGTTCCCGATCGTAATCGGGTAGCTGATGCCAAGGTCCGTCCGGCTCGGCATGTCGATATCAAACTTCACCATAAAGTCGTTGCAGGTAAAGTGAATCTCGTTCACATACGGAACGTTCGGACGCTCCGCCGTAAAGTACCCCAGCGGCACAAACTCGTATGTCCGCAGGTTCGCGCCTTTCCAGATCTTCAGGATCCTGTCCGCGTACGCGATTCCTTTCCCGGCCCATACGCCCATCTGGTCCAGCATCACTGCGTCCACGGACGCGCTGCTGTTCACGCTGCCGTCGCTGTCCTTGTATACGACCGACGTCCCGTCCGTCAGCCGGCAGTATACGTTTCCCTCGTAAATCAGGATGCTGATGACTTTTGCGGCCGGCTGGCTTGCTACAGCTGATCCGTCCCGCGTCAGGTATGGAGAACTGTTATTGGCAACGTACACATGTTCCGCGCTCTCGGCGTACACGTTTCCGCTCGTCTGCACCGTCGCATTGCCGATCTGCGCGCCGATTGTCGCCAGGAAGTCCCCGAACTCGTACTCGTTCAACACGCCCGTATCGTTGAAAATGCTGAAGCTCAGTTCGTTGGAAAGGGCCTGTCCGATGCTCAGGTCTTCTTCGGTATTGAAGTAATCGTTAAACTCAATCCCGCTCGACACGTTGATGTCGTCGTTCGTAAACACCGCGTCGCTGAAGATCAGCAAAGCAATCTGGTGCGCGCCGTTTGCAACCGCCTGGTGAAACGCGCTGGATGCGTTATACATCTGTCAGGCCTCCTTTCCGCCGGAGTTTTCGTAAAAAAGCAGACACCGAATGAGAGTTTCCTCACCATTCGGTGCCTGAACGTTATTCTGTTCAGAAGTAATCATAACACACCTTGCAGTATTTGTCAGTAACAAAAATCAGTATTCGATAAACTTCAGTTTCAGGCTGTACACCGCATCGTCAGTTTCAATGTTGTAGTCCGACGCGTCCTTGTACAGCAGCATGTCCCCTGTCCTGTCGCCCACATAGTAGTCGCCCGTGTAGGTCGTGGTAAACGTGCGCGGGTCCGGCGCGGTCAGGGTGAACTTCGGCGTATTGACCGCCGCCAGCATTTCCTGCAACTTCGCCCATTCCAGTCCGTTCCAGCTCATCTCAAAATTGATCTTCGTTGCTACGTATGCCCGGTGCAGAAGCCCCGTGGCGTCCCGGCTCCCGCTTGTATCCAGGTCACCCACCTGATAACTCATCTTCTGCGGATCAGGCAGCGCCACCCCGTTCGCCACAATTCCCATCCTTGTCGGATATGTTCTGTTCATTCTCTCATCTCCTTATCACGGACCGACGACCCGCTCAAATTGCGCATTACTCCGCTCGTGGTGTACCGCCCATCCGCTGTTCGGATGCACGGCGATCGTGACTTCTTTGTTTAGCATTCTGTCGAGGTAAGTGATAATCTCATAGGCCTGTTCGTACGTAACGGTATTTGATTCGTTCATACCCTTTGCGACTGCGCTTGCCATGTCTTCCTCGTTGTTTTGATCCTGATCATAACTAGGCGCTGATCCATATTTGCCCCAGGAAGTACTTCCCGTCATCGCATCAACTTCAAGCGTGTACCCGGATACATCGCCTCCTGGCGCTATGCTGTTTATTTGACCAAGTGCTTCATTGATTTCATTTACAGCATTTTTTGCTTCTGCAACGGTTCCGTCAAGTCCAGCCTTGAATGCATCATCGTTTACTACCGGGAATTGACCTGTTTCTCCGAACGTTTCCTCGATATATGCTGATGCGCTTTCAAGTGTTCCAAACAAATTGTTAAACTGTTCTTCACTTGCTGTCATAAATTCACTCAGCCCAGGAATTGCCTTTGTGAATTCGTAAAGATCGTTGGCAACCTCTCCACTATATGGATTGTTTTCATTTACTTTATAATTGATTATCAGTTCCATCTCTTCGTCTGAGATATCAAAATACTCTTTCAATGCTTCCGCTGCCGCGTCGTACCCAAATGCATGGACAAGTTTCTGTGCAATATCCTGCTTTTGCACCATTCCAAGATCCCAATCCGTAAGATCAAACAGATTTCTCATAAACGGATCAGCAAGGTTAATCTTCTTTCCTGCCGATGTTGCCATTTCCCCAAGTTCGCTAATCAGGAAAGTAACAAGCGAATTTAAATCGCCTTCTCCGTACTTAAATGCATCATAAAGCGCATCTGAGAAGTTAAATACATCAGCAAGGATTTGACTGTAATCAAACCCTGCTTCCTGCATTGCTTCAAGGATCGGATACAGCGCGTTTTCAACGTATTTGGATGCTTCTTCAACATCCAGCGTACCGTCTTCCTTAATAAATTGCGCAAGGTGGCCCTTTGCAGTATTTAGGACCATTGCATAAGCATTTGTTACTTCTTCTGCAATTTTATCTTTTCGATTCTTTGCCGTCTGCTCAAACACTTCACCATACGATTCAAGGTTATTTTTCCATTCATCCGCCTGTTCTTTTGTAATAATCCCAGCCGTTAACCAGTCGTTAATACGTCCTTTCTGACCTTCAATAGCTGCCTTTTGTGCTGCAAGGCCGTCGTCAATTTCCTTGACTGTGTTCGTCTGTGCTTCGGCAACTCCCTGAATAAAGGACATTGCGCTTTCCGCGCCTTTTCCTTCATCGCTGAAATCAATTGTTCCAGCCTTGCGAACGGCATCCTCAAAAGCATTCATTGTATCATCGTTAATAATCGCAAATGCTTCCATCTTCCTCTTGTATTCTTCTTTTTCTTCATCAGAAGCCTCATTTTTCGCAATCTTATCTGTCAGTTCGTTCATCCGGTAGATCAGCGCTGCCTCCGTTTCATCCATATCTTTCTTCTGCGCAATGGCAATAATCCTGCGCTCTTTTGCGAGTTCTCTTAATTCTTCATTTTCGGCAGCCATCGCCGCATTAAAACCTTCAAAGATAGTATCCCATTCTGTATCGTTCAAGTTTGTAAATGCTTCAAATACAGTCTGCCATGCCTCTTTAAACGCCTCTGCCTGATCCTGTGTAAGCATCTGATCAGATGTGACAACAGAATTCAGTTTTTCGATCTCAGACGACGCATCTCTGATCTGCTTAACATATTCAGACGTAGAGTCAAACAAATTAATACTTGCCTTATATGGTTCTGAAAGACGATTGAATTCTTTATTCAGTGTATCAAACAGTTGCGATACGGATATTCCGCCTTCAACTGGAGAGTTGAAGAAATCATCTACCATTTTCTGTGCATTTTTAGACGTTTGAATATCTGTTTCAATAATAGCTGTTATAACAAACAGTGGCGCGCCAAGTGCTGCGCCTACAACACCACCTGCAACGGATCCTGTCGCAACATAGAAACCTGCACCAATCAATATATCTCCAATTGCGCCTTTAATTAAACCAACCGTCTGCAATGCTTTTTGACGGTCACCGTCCTCATTTGCAAGAGCAACACCATATGATATAGCGCCACTGACAAGCAGTTCAAATCCGGCTGTAATCAATGCACCGGCCGTTCCAAGGACTCCCTTAACAAGCGTTCCGGCAATTGTTGCACCAAACAGATTTGTCAGAACATCTGCAATAAGCCAACCGTCTTCACCGGTTTTCATATACTGATTGTCAAAAAGTTCCGTCATGTCCCATGACGCTTTGATTGTAAGCCCGGCAGCAACAACAGACCCGAGCGTTCCGATAACTCCTGAAAATGCTGTGCTTACTTTCCATGCAAGAACAGCAACTCCAACTTCTCCTGCAACCTTTAAAATGTCCTCCATATTGTCTTTTATAAATCCAGACGCTTCTATTGCAGAGTCTGAAAAACTATCCATTTCAACAAACATGTTCAGGTAATCTTCCGCAGCGCTTGTACCAAGTCCTCCGGACCCACCAGTTGTTTCGCTCTGAATAATGTTCAGTTCGTCCCAGTCAGCAAGCAGGTCTTTGATCGCGGCAGCCGCGCCCTTCGCTGCCTTCTCCTGTTTGCCAAATGCAGTTGTTGTAGCCGGAACCGCCTTTGTCCATGTTTTTTGTCCATTTAACAAGGCAAAGAACTGATTTAACCAATTTACTCCCTGTACGAGCCAGTCAACTACTACTTTAAGCACAGGGATTAAACTTTGAAGCAACGGGGCGAACGCTGCTCCAATGCTGTTTTTCATTAACTGGAGGCTAGTTGCTGCTTCATCCATTGCGGGTGCAAATGATGTGCCAACAGCCTTACTATAATTGTAAACATTTTCTACACCTTCTCTGAACGCAGACGAAAGTGTTCTTATAATATAGCGAATCGATCTGCTTGCGATTGTTCCAAAGAATCTCTTTATAAGATTGTGCGCTTTCTTCAATACGTAAATATGGTCCTCAAGGTTTTTAAACGATTTCTTCAGGCTGAATGTAGATTCATTAACTTTTTTCTCTGATTCTTTTATAGTTTCAAGAGAAGTCCCTGTTTCATCGGCCGCTTCTTTAACACGATACATTCCTTCATACAGTTCGTTCATTTTCTGAACCATCGGATCGTTTTCATTTTTTAGCGCCTGGTTCCAGAATGCCATATCTGCCTCAATATCTTTTGCGGCCTGTTTGACACGATACATTTCGTCAATTGTCTTAGACCAATTAAGTTTAATTGGTGTATTTAACCTCTGAACAAGTGCGTCAATATCATTTGTTGCAAATCTGGTTCTCGTGTCTTGCATGTTTTGCACTCTGTACAATTCTTTTTCTCTTGTTATAAGTTCTTCAATTTTTTCTGATATTGTTTTAATCCGAATAGCACGGTCTGCAATCTGTTGTGCACTGAGTCTGTTATAATCTATATCATCTGCAAGCGCTTTTTTCATAGATTCCAATTTGTTTGTATACAATTCAATCAAACTAATGTGGTTTGTATACTCATCAACCATGTCTTCTCCGGTTGAAAATGCCTGTGTTTCTTTCCTTCTTTTTTCAAGAATATCAATTTTCTCAATCAACTGATTGATCTGTATTTTGTAAGCATTAATTTCTTTGTCGTTTAGTTTATACCCGCGTGCAGTTTCTCCCTTATCCAGTTCATCCCGAAGAATTTGAAGCTTTTCACGCAGAAGTTCAAGACGTTCACTGGAGAGAGCAGCAGCATCTCCTACTCTTCTCGTTTCATTTCTTGCTTCAATCATTGCCTGTACGGCATCTTTTACTGCTTGCGGCCATTTCTCATATGCTGCCGCGCCTTGAGCTGGTGACAAAATTACGTTTTCTTTTCGCACTCTCTCAAACGTTCCTGTCGTCGCGTTAAGCACATACATAAATTCCTTTAACGCATCCGTAGAAACTTCAATGCTTTCTTTTGTCTGAACAAAGTTTTCTGTAGCGCTATTCGCAACATCCGACACTCCAGCCTGAATTGTTCCGCTTTCAATCTGATCTTTAACTTCAATAAGAGAGTCTTTTACCTCTTCGACGGCCTTAACTGTTTCGTTCGGAATATCCAACTGCATGGACAGTTGTTCTCCTCCGGAAACTTTTGAGCCTTTTTTATTTCCAAAGTACTGCAAATTAAGCGGCAAACCGCGCTTCCCGTTGCTTTCCCAGTTTTCTTTTGCACGTTCGACGCCTTCCGCAAGTCTTTGCTGCATGGTCCCAAGACTGGACTGTGAATTTTTCAGTTGACTATATGCCTCTGCATACTCAGTCATTGCCTTTGCCATGTCAGACAACGTAGTTGGCGTATCATTAGCTTTTAGCGTGATCCCAACATCCCTGATTGATTCAAGTGTTGAGATTGCGTTACTGCTGTCTCCCCAGGGCGTGCTGACCGCTTTTTGAATTTTTTCAATCTGCGCGCCGGCAGTCCCAAGGTTTAAACCTTCACCAACTGCTTTCTTTATATCGGTAATAGGTTTTACATTCAGTTTAAATTTCTCACTTAAACCTTTTGTTAACTCTATATATTTTGAAAGGCCGTTTGCTAAAGCGCCAAGGTTTTTTACGGCAGAGTTCTCACTCTTGCCAAAATTAACAGCGCCTTTTACCGCTTCCAACTGTGAAACAACAGGTGAAAGATTAACCGCCTCTGCTTTCGTACTTAAAGTACCGAGCGCAGAGTTAAGGGATCGAACACCTTTCGCTGCGTCTCCTGAATTGTCTTTGATTGCTAAATTCAGTACACCTACATCAGGCATAATTTACTCCCCCTTAACTCTGCGCCCCGTATTCTTACTGCCCGGGCTGCTCTGCCTTCTTTTTCTGATCCGCCACAAACCGCTTGTTGAACTTTGCGATCTGTGCCTGGAACAGCGCCATGGAAAGCTGTGCCCGGTCTTCCTGTGTCTTCTTTTGCGTTTCCAGTTTTTTCTTTTCTTCCGCCTGTTCAAGATAGGGTTTCTCCGGATAGTCGCCCAGATGCATCCCCTTCATGAATCCTGCCACGAACTGCGGTACGCTGTGCAGTGCTTCCCGGATATACCGGCCATGCAGCCATGCGTTCCTGTCCGCGATCCGTTCTTCTCGTTCCATGCGAATTCTGTGTGCTTTCAGATAGGCTTTCTTAAGACTGCTTTCGCCGTCCCAGAACTCCTCTGCCGTCATGCCCATCGCAAGGTAATGTGGAAACGCTTCGTCAAATATATCTCCATACGGGGTTGGACTCGTCTTTTTCAGACGGTCTCCCACGTAGGGTTCTCTTCAGTTTCTCCCTCTTCTTTTTCCTCACCCATGAGGTCTTCCAGCGGCATCATGTAGATCTTGATCAAAGCGCCCAGCAATTCGTCCTTGCGCGTTTGGAACTTCCAGATGTTCTTGACCCGTTCCGGATCAATCCCCTTATGGTGCATCTGGAATGCGCCCAGGAACAAATCTTCCACCATGGTCAGAGGGTAGTCTGTATCAATCTTGAACCCGCGTCGCTCCAGGTTTTTAACCACCCTGGCATTGAATTCCAGCGTATAGCTGATCCCTTTTTCATCCTTAATAACAATCTTGGAAAATTTCTTTTCTTCTGTCGCAGCCATTTGCTTGCCTTCCTTTCTCACCGATTCAATCGGCACTGTTTTACTTCTCGGCATAATCATGCCTCCTGTGTTTTCTCAACTGCCCACGGGGGAGAGAAATCCCTCCCCCATGGACCTGTTCCTTACGATCCGGAACTGTAGGTGATAACCGTGCTGGGCGTGCAGTTGATCGTCATGCCAACCGCTTCGTTGACGCCGCCGCCGGAGATACCGGCAGAGATGTCGCCGCTCCAGTCAAACTTGCCGAGATGGCCGTCCGGGGTCTCAGAACCCTGTGTACCGGAAGCACCGAACCAGACGCTGTAGTCATAGGTATGACCTTCCAGCGCGGTAACGGCGGAGTAGTTCGCCGGGGTGTAGTTCGCGCCGAACTGGAACTCACTGGTATCGCCGCATTTGTGTTCGCCACAGGTCGCTACGCTGTAGCCGTCTTTTCAGACTGCTTCATGTCACCATGAAGATCAGACTATATCACGATCCTTTTCAGGACCCCTGCCATTTCCGCCGCCGATCGCTTGCGGCGTACTCCCTCTCGGGATAGTCGTTGAACCTTGCCGTTTCCGGCCTTGGCTGCTGATTGTCTTGCGCCCCAGTGAAGAACACAAGAGTTTCCAGCAATTAAACAGGTTTTCAATACGCATTACTGCGTAAGGGCACAAGTTACGAGTTTATGCCGTTAATATACGTGCGCATATAGTCGGACAGCGATGTGATGTCGATCCTCTCCTTGGGCGGGATCAGATCCGGGAAGGAGGTGATGTCGATCAGTTTGGAATATTCGCCGTTGGTCGTGGTCCTGTACATCAGGTAGGTTTGGTAAGTGGAAATGCCCTTAACATCTGCCATGATCGTGGTCTCCTTTCGTTAGTTTTGAATCAAAAAACGCATGAATGCGTGGGTGAAACCCAAACTCGCAATCATGCGTCTTTGCTTATTCAGTTTCGGCCTTATCCTCTGCGATAAATGTTTCCGTAGCTGTCAACCATCGCTTCGTATCTGGCCACATACCGGAATACTTTTGTGTTTGAAGCGTTATTCATATACGTGCTGCTCACTCTTGAAAAGTTCATTGCAAGCATCGCGCCGTCTGCTGCCGCAAACACTTTTCGACATTCGCTCTTTGTCGTTGCAAAAACTTCCAATTGATAAGAAATAATTGAAAAGTTTTCAACCGGGCTTGAACTCTGAAATTTCCGAGCCGTTATGTTGCTTATCTCGATCAAACTTCCAGCCGGAAATGCCGTTTTCGGATCAGTAATAATGGTACTTACAAACCGATTGTTTGCACATAACGGAGCGGCTGCTGAATGAACTCTATTGAATATTTTTACTTCATAGTCATTCATTCTCGCTCACTCCTTCATTCTTAATGATCCGCAATATACTCTGCAATAATCTTTCCGCCCATCGTTTCAGCTTCAATCGCAAGATCTTGCAGTGTGTTGTACATAAACGGTCTTGCCGGCATACCGTCTGTCCATGCAAGCATCTGTCCATCGTCAGCTTCCAGAAAGCCCCATGCTGCCGGATACCACCATCCACCATGATCATGGTTGTTCAAGTCATATTCGTATCCGGCTTCTTCGTACTCTGGATGGTGATTCTCTTTCCCTACAATACCGGTGCCATATTCTACAAACATGGCATAACTCCCGTATTTACTGTCCAGTCCTTCACCTGCTGTGACAAGACCATCCTCGCCAACCATTCTGTAATTAACAGACTCAGACAAAGCGCCTGTCATGTAGGCCGGATCATCGAAAAATATCAATTCCGCCCTGGCAATTTCAACACCCTTCTCTGCCAAACGTTCTATCAGATTGATCATTGCTGGCTTGAGAATCTTTTCAAAATCATCAAGTTGCTTCATTGCTGACTTGATAGACTTTTTGTCAAGCGTCATATTGATATTCTTCAGGATAATCATTCACCATCACCATCCGGTTCGTTCTCCGGAATGTACGGATCATTGTGTGCTTTCGTCTGCTTTTGCAGTGCGATGCTCAGGAAATTCAGGCTTGGACGTACCGCCTGGATATCGTACAGATCTCCTTTCCAGCGGATCAATCCGTACTCGTTGATCTCCGTATTCGGATCATCCATCGTCAGCGTATGTGTGTAACGGATATCGTCCCCGTAAAACGTTATGCTTTCCCGCCCACTCGGCGCGTTAAAGCTTCCACGGTAAGGCACAGGGTCTCCATACACTCGTACAAACTCACCCGTGTGCTCGCCGTCCTCATTCAGGTCCGTCTCCGTTCCATCACACGGCAGATACTCAAAATCCGTCATGTTCCTTCTCAGGCACTTCATGCGAACACCACCTTATCGAATCAACTGGGCATACGGCACAATTTCTGCAAGCATTCCGTCAGGAATGTCTGCCGCACCGTAATTTCTGTGGATGTTCGATTCAATATGCTGAATTTCACCTTCCGCCCCGCGTTTGTTGAGGAGGTAACTCGCAGCCTTCAATTGGATCGCAACGTACCGGTCCGGAACTTCCAGACCTTCGTAGTCATCTTTAAAAGGATACATGCGGTTGAGAATCTTCTGTGCGGCCAGTTCAAGGTAAACTTCCAGGATGCCGGAGTCCGTATCATCATCCATCATTTTCTGAAGCATTGTGATTTTTTTCTCCATGGTCATCCTGATCATCCCCTTTACTTGGTCGTCTTCCGCCTTGCGGACGTCCTTGCCTTTACGGGTTCTTTCGCTTCCGTGGCAACCAGTTCAGTCTCTTTCACGGTTTCCTGTTTCGGTTCAGCCTTCGGCGCGTCCAGCACCTCAACGGCGTCCCCCAGGTCTTTGTCCGTGTTCCAGACGTCACCGGCACGGTGCCATCCGGATGCGTCTTTCACATTCCATTTGGCTTTCACCAGCATGGTTTGTTCCCCTTTCTTTGGGACCCCGGCGGCAAGGGAACTGCCGCCGGGATATTTTTTTACTTCACCTTGAGCAGGGCGACCTCGTTCATCCGCTCGTAGGACGGCAGGACGATCTCGGAAGCGAAGGTGTTCAGGTTCACGGGATGCTCGTCCAGGATCTGGGTCAGAGCGATACCGCTGTTCACGATCGCCACATCCGCCTTGCCGCTGCCCATCAGGTCAGCTTCCTCGGGCGTGGTGCCGCGCCAGGTGTTGCCCAGCGTGCCGTTCGGCAGCACGGCGACGTAGTCGTCCGGCACAAACTTGTGGGTCTGGCCGTCTTCGTCCTTGTACTGCTTGTCGTACACGATGATGCCGCTCAGATTCAGCGCGTCCTTCATGACGGCGATGATCTGCGCGTCGGTCAGATAGCCGACAGCCTGTCCGTTGATGGTCAGGAACAGGTCCTTGATCGCCTTAATGCTCCGCAGCAGTTTGAACGTGGCATTGTTCATCATGATGATGCTGCCTTCGCCGCCCTGTTCGCGGATCCTGTCCTGCGCGGTCTGGATATCACCCAGAGGATCGGCCACGGTCGTCTTATCCCAGGTGTAATCGCTGGGAACAGGCAGGTAGTTGGTGGACTTCCATGTGCCGTTCGGATCGTAGTTGTAGGTGTACTTCACACCGTTTGCTTCGATCGTGATGCCGACGTCGCCGTTCTCCGCGAACAGCAGCTGCATGATCATCCGCTCCGGAACGACCAGCGCGCCGTCCAGCAGGTTGCCGGCGTCGTCGAACACGCGCTGAAGCGCGTCGTTCATGTAGGGATCATTCTTTTCCTGGATCCGCAGGATCTCCTGGCGGTCCTTTTCCTTCAATTTAAAGCCCTCCCTGAAGAACGGCATTTCCGTCTCCAGCATCTTGATGCCTTCCCGGCCACGGAAGGTGGCTTTCGCGTCAAATGCGCTGGGCATCAGAGAAATGGGCAGACCCTTGGACCCCTTGATCCACTTCAGGTCGAGACCGGCCTTCTGCTTGCTCGGGAACAGGGTTTCGCCAACGTAGGGAATCCGGTTGCTGACCGCTTCGGTCCAGTTGGCAGCGATAACCTTGGGGGTTACCAGCTTACGAAACTCAGTAAGATTCATAGGTTTTTCTCCTTTCGTTGTTTTTAATCAGGCCACTGAATGTGCCTCAGCAGATGTCCGCATCCGACGCGGACGTCCGCGTAGATTTTGACTCCGCTGATCCTGCACAGTGAGCAGAAATAAAGGTCTTCACTCAGCATCCCCCGGTTCGCGTCTCCGTAGTTCACCCAGTCATACCATGGGTATGAGAGTTTCCGGAAAATCTCCGTCCGGATCATCGCGCACCCCATCCCGCCGCCGTGGACCTCGATCTTGGTCTCTCCGGCGTCCTTCAGTCCGTGCATTTCCTCAGCGGAATACTCGCTTTCCAGCGGGTAGTGGTAATACTCCTTGCCGTTCTCGTCACGGAGTTTGCAGATGCATGTATTGCCCCTGTAAATGTTGTCCGTGTCCCTGTGCGCGTAATATCCAAGGTTGACCTCTTTCGCGTCCTCCAGCAGCAGTTTCAATGCATCCTTCGGAAGCGAAATGTCGTTGTCAACCATCAGCACGTAGTCGGTCTCCAGGTCAATGGCCTTCTGGGCAATCCGGTTCCGTGCCGTCGCAACGTCGTATCCGCGAACGCTGTCAAACAACACCTCATGCCCGCACTTGTCCATGTCCCAGATCGTCTTGTACGTGTCAGGGTAAATCGTTTCAAAGGTCGGTACGGCAACGAGTATCCTCATTCACTATCCTCCGATCAGGTTTCGCCGGTCTCGCCGGTCGCTCCGGTCGCGCCGTTCACACCGATGTTGGTCCGGAAAATGATTCCCGGCAGCGCACTGTACAGCGCGGAAACATAGCTGACTTCGCTGTGTTCCTGGGCCACCGTCGCGTTGATGATGCCCTGCACCACGGCCGCGCCGTTCGGGTTCTCGGCGGTATCCACGTCATACAGCAGCACGCCGATCGCACCAGATCCGGTCGTCACAACGCCTTCATCCGTCAGAGGAGAACCGGCCTTAACGACCGTACCGCTGACAGGGGTCGCCACATTCACGGGGATCGCCTGGAAGTCTTTGGAGGCCAGAATTTCCACTCCGCCGCCAACAGAAGTTTCAGTGTACTTCATGTGTGTTGTCTCTCCTTTCAAAAGAGTTTTTATGTGTGCATCGGTTCAAGCCGGTCGGGCTGAACCTCCCAACTCTTACCGCATGTACCCTTTTAACCCGTCAGCGACAGATTTGTCGGATTCGGCCCGTGCGCGTCCGAGCGCTTTCGCCCGTTCGATCGCCGCCTTTTCCGCCGCGTCCTCTTCGCTGCTCCCGCCCGCACCGGGGCTGGGAATCTTCCCAAACTCCAGCCGGAGCGCCTTTTCTTTCGCTTCCCATGCTTTCTGAATCAGAAGCAGGGCATTGTCCACGTCCTCGCATCCGCTCAGGCACTCTGCGATCTTTCCGGCGGCGTCCTCATCCACGCTCAGTTTGGCCATAACGCTCTTGGTGGACTTGGCCCTGGCGACCTCTTTCCGGAGATCTTCCAGTTCCTTGGCGGCTTTCTCTTCCGCCTCTTTCTTGTTCGCCGCGTCAATCTCTTCCTGTGTCTGCTTGGCCCGAAGTTCCTTGCGGTAGTTCCCCGCTTCCTTGGTCGCAGCGTCCAGAGCGTCTTTCTGCTTGGCCATGTCGGCCTTCAGCTGCTCGATCTGCGCCAGCAGGTCCTTCGTGTCGTTGTTCTCAGCGCCGCCATCAGCGCCTTGCGCGTTCTCTCCGCCCTGGTTGTTTCCGTCGCCAGCCGGGACACCGTCTCCGCCGGCACCGGCACCGTCGTCAGGAGAGAAAAACTTGTGATACATCCAGTATCCGTTCCGATTCCTAAGCATGTTCATACTCCTTTGCGTTTTTTATAGTGCGTCTCTGCACTCATTCTCTTGCGTTTGTTGCGCGGTTCTCTCCGCGTTCGCGTTTGTTTACCGTCACTTCTCTGTGACTATGCAATCAGACTGTCGTCTGTTTACACCGTTACTCCATGATGGGCCGCAACCGGCACCTGCATCCATAGTGCTTTGGCGGAATATCGTCGATCCTGTAGATCACGCCGTTCCGTGGCCGGCACTCGCCGCACACTTTCTCGTCGCCCATGGTCACCCACTGTGCTTTCTTGACTCCTGCGTCCTGCATGGCCTGGATCATGGCGTAGTCCGTCATATTGATGGCATACTGCCCCAGTTGCTGGCTCCAGTACCGCAGCGCTTTGTCAATCTCCGCGTTCCGGTTCTCTGAAACCTCCAGTGCCTCCGCCAGTCTGTACGCTTTCCGGTCCGTTTCCGTGTCAAACCTGTACAGCGTCACAAAGTCTGTCTGGTGCAGCACGTCTGCAACCCATTCGTCCGTAATGGCGTCCTCCGCCATCTCGTGCGCCTTTTTATGCGGGATATCGCACATTGCGCACATCAACAGGTACCCTTCAAAAGCGACCTCGTAATACCGTTTCCTCGCCTGTCTCGCGCTCCTGCGGTATACGCCTACGACCGTCTGGATGATGTTGATCTCATCCCACTTCGCCATCTTCATCAGCCCGAACGCTTCCACGTTTGCCCTATCCAGCGCCTTGATGGCCTTGTCGCACGCCGCGTAATACTCCTGGCTTTCCGGACTCATCCGACACCACCACCGTATCTCGGTGTGCTTCTCCGCGCCTTATTTGCACAGGCAATCGTGTCGTACTTCTGGTTCGGATCTTTCTTCTGAAACCTCTTTCCGCATACCGGGCAGATCGCCCACTCGCCCTTCCTCTCCGCGCTTCCAGGGTCTCCGCTTCCGCCAGCCGCCTGTGCCTCAATGCCGTCCACGCTCGTCGGGTCCGTCGTGTCGTCTTCCTTCAGCGGAATGTCCTCGCCGATCCCGTTCAGCCGGTCCAGTTCGTCCGCCAGCATCTGCTGGTAATCGTCGTACACGATGGCGTCGCTTTCCGGATCGCGGCTCAGGTGGCTAAACTTAAACGCCTGAATCGCCGGCATACCGCTGGTCCTCAGCGTGCTGAAACTCTGCGTCTTCACCAGCAGGTCTTCGTAACTCTGCCGCCAGAACCGGGGTTCCAGATCGCTGATCTTCAGCCCCGTCAGCGTGTTCGTCTCGTCGCAGATCTTCAGAACGACTTTCAGGAACTCTGTCTCCGCCTTCTTCCACATGTTCTGGGTCTGCATGGCCCTGCCTTCCGCGTGCCACCAGCCGTTGCGCATGATCACCGCGCCGTTGTTGCTGCTGTCGCCCGTACTGGCGTCGCCCTGCCCGGGCATCCCGACGATCTCAAGCACCGTCTTTTTCAGATCGGCAACCAGCGTCTGAGTCTGACTCTGGTCCAGTTGCTCGTTCAGGTAGTACAGTTTTTTGCCGCCGGCAACGCCGTTCGGCGTCGCGGGAAGTTTGATCGCGCCCAGGTCCTTCAGTTCAAGGAAATCTTCCCTGCTGATATCCACGCCGTCAAACACCATCAGCGCCTGTATAAACTGCTCCACACCGTCAAGCCGGTTGCTCTGCGTCAGGTTGATCGCGTCCAGCAGCGGAATCACAGGTTCAAACGCGCCCATGTAATCCGGGTTACACGGATACTCGATCAGGCTCACCATGCCAAAGTTGTGATGCACCTCGTTGGTAATCCGCATTGCCGCCTTGTTTCCGATCGCCGGAAGACCTTCAATCGTGTAGGTAACGTTCGGTGTGTATACGGTGTACTCGATCTCGCTCTTAGGCGGATCCTTGTAAACATAGGTGACTCCCATGACCACCGTCTTTTTCGCGTCGTTTCTGCGCACCACAAACGTGTTTTCAACGTCCGGAACCGCAATCTCAAACGGCGCTTCATCAAGGTACTTGTCAATCTGCTGCCGGTTTTCCATATCGTGGTATGTCAACCGGTACGCCACGCCGCAGATAAACATGTTGTGCGATAGTTCCAGGTCCAGCGTCTGCTTGCCTTCACTGAGCATCATGTCGTTGACCTTTGCGACCTTTTCCGGAATCTCCCGGTTCGTGTCGTCCACGCCGTTGTTTCCTTTTCGGCTTACGTACACGATCGGTTCCCCTGCGAACTCGCTCTCTTTGAACGACGTGATCTCGTTTGCGATGTTCACGACAACCTTGTTGTTGATCTCCTGGTTGTACACTTTGCTGCGGTTCAGGATCGGCTGAATGCCCCTGTTGTAATTCTGAAGGAACAGAATCTCGCGCCGGTTCATTGCGTGCACGCCAAGCGCCTTTACAAGCACGTCAATCACGTTTGCCCGCGTAATCTCCTTCTCGCCCGTAAAGATCTGTCTCCGGCCATGCAGCTGCTTGGAGAGATCCAATTCACTCATGGCATCCAGAGTCGTCACGTCGTAGACTTCCAGACTTTGGCCCATCCGGATCCTCCCTTCCCGTATACGAGAAAAGACGCCAAACAGCGACTCTCCTCGCTATTCAGCGTCTTCCGTCATCCCGCTTTCTTCATATTATTCCGGACCTTTTATTTTTGGTCACCAAGAAAGCAGAACAGCGTTCCTCAAGTGCAGTATAGTATTTTTTTTGCACGCTGTCAATACTTATTGCAGTACTTGTACTTTTTTATGCAGTTTTTCCTGCAAAATTTAAAAAGGCCTGCGCATAATTTCCACTTTTCCCCCGGCCATCGTCCGGATCATCTCCGACAGCTGGGCCATCCCGTCCGGCGCGTCGTCGTGCGGCACCTTCCCGCTCCGAGTGTACGTGCAAAACTCCTTCATCATCATCCCGTACTCGTCCGTCGCCCTGTACTTCGACTTGTCCAGGAAGTAAAAGTGCTTCAATATGTAATCGCTCTCCACCTCGATCCGCGTGGCCTTCTTTGCCTGGTTCCGCTTCAGCCGGATGCTCGTCTTTCCTCCCTGCTGCCGCATCAGGTTTTCCACGTCCCTGGCGTAGTATTCGCCCGCGCTGTTGCTTTCAAACTGCGCCAGCCCAACCTTGTGCTTCACAAGCTTCATCGCGCACTCCGGTTTTGTGTGCTCCGGCGTCGCGTTATTAAACACGCAGTCCGCAATCAGCACGTCGTCCCCGTAAATGTACGCAATCGGCATCATAACGCTGTCGCTGCCCTTTTCCGCCGTGTCACACGCCGCAACAATCGCGTCCGGGTCCTTATCCGGCAGTTCAAAGAACCGGTTCAGCTGATCTTCCGGGAACAGCCGTCCCTTCGCCTCAAACGGGTGCTGCTGGAACTGGCTTTCCCACTGCATTTCTGTCACCAGTTCCCGCTCGTGGCGGTAGTACTCCGTCGTGAACATCTTCTTCCCGTCGAGTTCCACCTCAAAATTGCTCTCGTCTCTTTCATTAAGTGCCGGGATCTCCAGTACCTTCGTCCGCCATCCCATGTCCGGCGCAACCTCCTGTAACCTTCCAATCGGATCATACAGACTGTACCTTGTCCCCTGCGCCACAATCGGGCAACCTTCAAGCCGCCGTCCCAGAATATCGCCGCGCACCTTGTCCCACAAAAAGTCCAGCCGGTCCCGGTTTACCGCTTCCTCTTCATTTTTCACCGTGTCGTCCAGGTAGATCAGTCCGTCCGGCGTCGCTTCCGTGCTGCCCGTTATCTGCCCGTCAATCGGCCGGCAGGTGACCGTGGCAAACCGCTTCCGCTCTTTCAGATTGAACGTCTTGTCGTCCGCGTTGGTGCTCACCAGTTTCGCGTCCGGAAAGATGTCGTAGTACGCGTACTTGTCCGGCTGCTGCAAAACTTCCAGCATCCCCGCGTAGAAACTCTTCACCAGCATGTCCCCGGCCCCGCTGCATACGCTCGATCCGTTCGGACTCTGCCCTGCCCGGAACAACACAAACCATGTCCCTACAGTCGTCTTTCCTGTCCGCTTCGGTTGGCTTACCGTCAGCAGGTCCAGTTTCCCGTCTGCAACCTCCTGGAACGCTTCCACAATCGGCCGCAGCACTTTCCGCCTCGGAACGTAAAACTTCTCCTGCGGTTTCCGGTTCTTCTCCAGGTACAGCATGAACGCATCAAAATCCACCGGCGCGTCAATCAGCATACTTTTCCAGTAAATATCGCTCAGGCTGTCCGTCCGCCCGATCCCACGCCGCATTGCTCCGCCGATCTTCTTCCGCAGTTCCCTGTTCTCCGCGTGCAGCGCCTTCTGTCCGTTCTGTATCCCGTCGTACAGAATTGCCACCGCGTCCCTGTACACGCTGTAGTCGTCCGGGTGCGCTTCAACACTCCGCCTGATCAGTTCCAGTTCTGTCATGCCATGACCTCCAATAAAAAACGGGAACAGGCCTTTCAGCCTATTCCCGCAATCTTGCGTCTTCTCTTATAGTTTCAGCAGCGATCTGCTAAATCCTTCGCACGTCGTGTCCAGTACGCTCATGACCCCGTCCTGTATAGCTACGCACCGAATCATGCTCTGCGTCTGCGTGACGCCTGGTTTCAGTCCCCTGAATTCTTCTATCTCATCCGGCGTCAATTCTCTTACGGTAACTAAACCGTTCCTGTACTCTTTCTTTTCTCCGCACAGTCCTTCATTTCTTTGTGTCATATGGCCCTCCTACCGGGTTGTGCGTTTCAAACAAGTCTGTCATCAGCGACTCAGATCTCGGTACAAACGAGGCAGGTTTCGCCATGCCTCCCATGTTCTGGTTTTCACGGCTTTTCTGCAATCTCTCTCTCAACTCAGCATAACGTATCTCTCTCTCAAGGTCCTGCCTCGCACGCTCCGCTGCCAACCGCTCCTCTTGCGCTTTCTGTGCCGCAAGCTTCTCTTCCTCTCTTCGTTTGATCTTCTCTTTGTACGCCTTCAGTTTTTCTTCGTGCTCTTTCGATATAACAATCGGTTTCGCCCAGATCGTCTCTGACTTAATTCGCGGCGGATCCTCACGAATCTGAATCGGATGTGATTCGTATTTCTTCTGCATCCGTAAACGGTTATTCTCTGCTTCTGCTTCCGTAAGCGGATGGCATTCCGTACGACTTTTTTCTTCTCTTTCCAGCTGCCTTTCGCGCCGCTCCGCCTCTTTCAGGCGCTGCTTCTCACGTTCCGCATCTTCCTCTCTCCGCGCCTCTCGTTCCCATTCGTGACGCATCTTTGCCCGGTCCTTCCCACTATGAGACCAGTAGTTTACACGGTGCAGGTGTGCTCTCCACTCCGCACGACTCAGCAAAATGTGACCGATCAATAAGATCGTGATCGCTAACACAATCCAGAACGCAGTCCAGTACCCCTCCGACGCGGAAAACCAGCAGAAAAATCCGCCAATCAAAATGACAAGTATCATTTTATTCCTTCCTTCGCGTCCACTTCACGCTTCGCAAGTTCTTCAGCAACCGCCTTCCTTACCAGTTCAGCAATCCTGTCGTCCTCACTCTTCTTGTATCTCTCGCTTACATTCTCTCCGATAACGTACTCAGGGCCCTGCCCGTCTCCACTCCGCGCTACAAGTTCATACCCGCACGCGTTCAGAATCGTCAGCAAACTGTCAACCCGCATACTCTTGCTATTCAAGTACATCCCGATCGTTCCCTGACCGGCAAGACCAGCCATCTCTGCAATCTTCTGCTGTGTTATGCCCGTTGTTTTCATGACCGCTTTCGCGACTTCCTGTACTGTCTGCATCGTTCGTTACCTCCTTGATCTGTTTATATCTTATAAGGTTTTGCTTATATTGTCAAGCCTTTTTTATTTTTTGGGGTGCGGAAGGGGGTAAGAAGTCCCGGGCGGCCGCTGATCCTATTCCCCCCGGCGGGCGGTTTCCGTCCCGCGTGGCCGTTTCTGCCCCGGCTAACTGATCGGAGGAACGCCGGGAAAGGACCTGGCCGGCGATCCTGGACGACAGCGCCAGGCGGCGGGCATGGACATCGGCCAGCACGCCAGGACGCCAGGAAAGGCCGATAAAAGCGCCAGGAAAGGCCTTGCTGCCAGGCGGAGGACCTGGACGCCATACAGCGCGCCAGGACGCCAGGAAAGGCCCTTAAAAGGCCGAAAAACGGCATTGTACAAAATGCACAAAATAAGCTTTTCCTTTTGTGCAAACTTACGAATATAAGTTTTTGCTTATGAAAAAGAAGGATTTTTTGATGTTTTTTCAGAATATTGCAATTGCAATTGCAATTCGGCAATTGCCCGCGGCCGGCGGTACCGGCTGGACGGCTGGCCCTGGTGACAGCAGGGAGCGCCGCCGCCATGAGGCGGTTGTATCGGAATAATGGCCCGGCCTAACCGGGACAGCATGGCCGCATAGTAAAGGCATTCCCGCGGAAAGCGGAGTGCTGGCGGCCAGGTAAAAAAAGCGCGGTACCTCATGCGGGAATCAGATTCGCCAGCGGCCAGGCGGCCAGGCGGCCCTAACGCGCATTATATCGGCAAGAAGGCCGGCGGCGACAGCATCAAAGCCGGAAAACCTGGCCCGCGGTTATACGCCGCGCCAGCCGCCCGGGAAAGCCTGGACGCCTGGCGCGCCGCATAGCGGCGACATTATGAAAACGGAGGACGGGAAACAATGAAAAACTTATCAATCTATTACAAGAGCAACGACGGGGAAAAGCAGGTTATCAAGTATAACGGCGTGCACGCCATACAGGCCGGACCGGCCCGGGACATTTTGGGCGAGCAGAACGCGCGCGGAAACGGCGTGCCGTTGAACGCGCCATTAATCATGCTCCGCCTGGAAGACGGAAACACAGCGACATTCAACGCGGATAACGTGACAATTCTACTTTGACAACCAGGCGGCCGGGAAACCGGCCGCCGGCGCTGTCGCCCGGGAGGACCTGGACGACGCCGCCGGCGGAAAACCGGGAATAAAACAAACGGAGGAAAAGAAAATGTCACTGTATTACAAAACCACATCAAGCGGAAACCTGGCCAGCCTGGCCGCGATCCTGGCGGACGGAAAGAAAGACTTTGTGCTTTGGCGGCTGGACATCGCGCATTATTACACGAAAGACGGCCAGCCCGCCGGCGTTGAGGAGCGCAAACAGCACGCCGACGCCGTCGAAACCTGGCTGGCGATGGATGAAAAAACCAGGAAGGCCGCGCATCAGCGCGCCGCCATGCGGGAAACCGTCCGCACAAAGGAAGAGCGCGCCGCGGCGGTCCTGTCGGCCGGCGCTGAAAACCTGTCAAAGGATGCCCGGGCGGAATTGCTTGCCCTTGTAAATGTCGCTTATCACTCATCCGGGAAAATCGAGGGTTGCGCCAGTGTAGACGGTTGCGCGGCCTGCAAATTCTGTCAGAGCATGATAGCGGCGGCAAAAAATAACCCGCTTATGATATGCGGATCCTGTTATGCGGCCGCCGATAGTTACAAAGAAGCCGCCTGGCGGACGCATCAGCTAAACGCGCGGATCTTGTCAGAAGTACTCTTTGAAAAAGAAGAACTTGCCGCGCTGGAAATTGGAAGCGACCTTTGCCGGTTTAATGAAGACGGCGACACAGTAAATGTGTCTCACGCGCGAAACCTGTTGCGCATTGCCAAAGTGAATCCCGGCGTAAGCTTCGGTTATTGGTACAAAAACAAGCCCGCCGTGGAAGCTGGCTTGATAGCGGAAGGACATACAAGCCGTGACAAGCTGCCCGGGAATATCCGGTTTATACATTCCTCTGTATTGATCGGAATACCAGCAGCGCCTGCCTGGTTTGACGATGGGATTTTCACGGTTTATCCGGACGACGTGACGACGCGCGCGGCGATCCTGGCCGGCGCTCATGAATGCAACGGCCGGCGCTGCCGGGAATGCGGCTATACGTGTTACTTGATGCAGCGCCGCCAGGCTGGACCGGTTTATATCGCGGAATATCTCCGCGCCGGGAAAGCACAGCGCGCCGCGATCCTGGAAGCTTACGCCGCCATTCCGGAAGACAGGAAGACAGCGCCGCGGGCATAACCAGCGCGCCAGGAACACAGGCCCGGCCGGGATCCGGCCGGGCCGCACAACCAGTCAATCAGCGGCCGCGAGCCGCCATTATAAAGAGGAGGCATCATCATGAAAAACCTGGACATTATCACCAGCCCGGAAAACCTGGACACTGACTCCCTGCTTGACCTGTACTTTGCAAAGAAAGCGGAAAAGCTGGCCGCTGAAAAACTGGAAAAGGCCGCACAGGCGGAAATCCTCCGCCGGGCTGCCGGCCGGGAATACTTCGAAACGGAGCGCCAGCACGTGGAAGTTATCACGCGGACGCGGACGGACCTGGACCAGGCCGCCGTAATGGAAATCCTTACGGACCTTAAGCGTGAATTTCCTAAGATTGTTACCTGGTACGTCATCAAGGCACAGGAAAAGGAAGCGGAAGGAAAGCACGCGCGGAAAATTACCGCGTAACGACACAGCGCCAGGCCGGGACCGTCCCGGCCTGGCTCATTATAGGAGGGAAAAGCAATGCGGCACATGACGACCGTTTTTTATTATGACGACACAGGCAGCGCCGGCCAGCGCGCAAAGATCACAGTTTTTGACCGTCCGACGGGAGAAACCTTCGCGACGGTATCAATCAGAAAAGACCGCGGCCAGGGAGACCTGGTCCATTATGGGAAGTATAGCACGCACAGCGCCGCGCGGGCTGCAATGGCCGCACGTGGCCGCGGCTGGCACTGTTTCAAGCGCGTGGAATTCGGAAGCTGGGAGGTTGAATCATGAAACAGATTATTACAGCGGACCGCGTCCGCGCGCTCCTGGACGGCACCAGGACGGAGGCGGACGCGACCGCCATTCTCCGCCGGCACAGGATCAGATATCACTACAGCACAGCCGGCGGCGTGCTGCATATCCGGATCCCTGCCCGGACCGGGATTATCACGGTCACCAGGACGGCGTCCCGCTTGGCACCGTTCGTCGTTTCCTCCGCCGTTCCTGGGACTGTCCGTCCGTACCTGTTCCCGCTCACCCTATACCGCGACGATTGAAAGAAGGATGAACACCAATGAAACAGACCTACACCAGCCGCGCGACGTCCATTAATGCGGCAAAACTGCCGAAAGTATACGGCACCATTCCGGCGCTGCCACGGCATTCCCTGCTCCTTGATTATGGCTGCGGCCGCTATACGGACCATATCCAGGCCGCGCTCCCCGGCGTAACTTATCTCCCTTACGATCCTTTCAACCAGCCGGAAGACGTCAACGCACATTCCCTGTATTACGTGCGGCTGGCAATGCATGTTCATATGCCCGTTACCGTCGTTTGCTCGAACGTGCTGAACGTAATCGACAGCGACGACGCCGTCCGGGATATAGCCGCAACGATCCGGCAGATCATCGACGCGACCGGCGGAACCGCATATATCACGGTGTACGCTGGCGACCGTTCCGGACGCGGCCGACAGACCGGCCCGGATCAGTACCAGCGAAATGAGCCGATCAGCGCATATCTCCACCTGTTCCCCGGCGCTGTCATCAGTCACGGCGCGATTATTTACCACAAGGAGGCGAGCGCATGAACCAGGGAAACACCGTTCCCGTCGTATGGATCAATTCATCGTCAGCCCCTTTCCTGGCGGATATCGGGGCCTTGCTAAAGCGATACGAGACCCGTTCCCGCAACATGCTAGGCGCGCTGGCTTACCAGCGCGTCATCCTGGCGGAAAGCAAAAGCGGAAAGCGCCTGGCGCTGTATTCCGTCATCATCCGTTCCGTTCGCGTCGTCCGTTCCCGGGAGGAATGGGACGCGCTCCGGCCCGTTCACCGCGTGCCCGTCGGAAACCCGTACGACTGGAAACCGGAAACGAAAGTAAAGTATCTGTATGAACTGTCCAGCCTCCGCCGCCTCCGCCCGTTCCGCGTCCCGGACGGCGTAAAACATGGTCGGACCTGGGAAGAGTACAACCAGCAAAAGAAAGGAAGGTAACATCATGCGCAACCGTTTTGATACTTACGTCGCCGTTTTCATGGAAGAAGGCGGGTACACCGTTCCCCGTTTCGTTACCGGCATCCCTTCCCATAATTCAGCCGTTTGGGAGGCCGGAAAGCCGGCCATGCCGTTCACGTCGCAATCGTACGCGGAGGACGTCGTACAAGGACTCACCCTTAACGGATATCCGGCCGCCGTCGTTCGTTTCCTTCACGGCGTCGAAGTAGAAAACCCCGTTTGACTCCGGCACCTGGCGGCCGCTCCCCGTCCGCGGCCGTCATAGCCGGCACCAGCCGGAGAAAGTGAGGCATGAAAGCCATGGCACCAAAGAAGTACAGAGTCAACGATTCCGAAAACTTTAACCTTTACTCCATGTACGAGCATCTTAAGTGCATTGAGATCGACATGGTTGAAGGTACGATCCCGTACGACCGTACGATTTACGACCGGATCGAAGAAGTCGAGCAACTGCTAAACAAAGCGCCGTATGTCGGTTCCCGCGTAGACTGGCCGACGCTCAAACGGATCCGGGAGATCCGGAACGAGCGTCAAATGATTCGTTACGCAACCTGCCTGGCCGACGGTACGCCGGAACACGAGGCCGCTATGGCCTTTGATATTTGAGAAAGCGAGGTATCACACATGCAGTACGAAAGTTATGAAATCGACCGCGCGGAGCAGTGGATCGCCGACGTTTACCACTGTTCCGACTGTTGGGGACAGAAGATGACCGACGACGATATGCGCCTTCTCCTGGAAGAGGCGAACGACGAAGCGGACCTGGACGACTATACGCCGCCCGTCGGCCTGTACCACGAGTGCGCAGAGTTCTGGAACAGTCTCTGTGAGCTGTACCCGAATTAATGGAAGGAGGAACACGCAATGTCATACTATACCTGGCGCGAAAGAAAAAGCATGTGGAAGGACGGCTACTATGCCATCGTTCACGAACTGATGGACGTGTCAAAGGACTGGGAACTGGATCCCATGTGCGATTGCGTCCCTGCCCGGGATATATGGACGTCCACCGGCAAATGGCGCGTAACCGTCTTCAAGACGTACATTGATAACCATCTGTATGAATTCAAAGGCACCTGGCACGCAAACTATTTTGCGTGCGTATGCAACGAGCCGGCCGCACAGACGCCGGAAATCGACAAGGCCGAGGCCATCAATATATGGTGCAACCTCAGCACAAAAAAGATCCCGCTCCGCACAATCCAGGATCATTTTGCCTCCCTTGTGACAGCATAACGACCAGCCCGCCCGTGGGCATCGTACGCGGGCAGAAAGGACCGTTCCTATGCTTCATTCCGTTCCAACATCATACCGTACGCCAGGCGGTATGCAGTGCTATGCGCCGTTCCTCCGCCTGGCGGACCGTCCGCACTTGCTGATTGCCGGCGCGACAGGGTCCGGAAAATCCGTCGCATTGAATGGGATCATTACATCCATGCTCATGACTCATTCCCCGTTCCGATTTCAATTGGCGCTGATCGATCCGAAAAAGGTTGAACTGTCCCAGTACGCCACGCTCCCGCATTGCGTGCGCTATGCGTGCGATCCGCCGGAGATTGTCCGGACCCTGCAATGGGCCGTCCAGGAAACTGAGCACAGATTTTCCATCATGCAGATGGAAGGCCAGCGGGAATACGACGGCGCACATCTGTACGTCGTGATCGACGAACTGGCGGACCTCATGGTATCGATCAAAAAGGAAACGCTTCCCCTGCTACAGCGCCTGGCGCAAATCGGCCGCGCCGCCCGTGTACACGTCATTGCGTGCACGCAGAACGTGCTGGCCGTCACAATCCCGACGGTCCTAAAGTGCAACTTCAGCACGATCCTGGGCCTCCGGACCGCAAACAAGCAGCAGTCCCGTTTTCTCATCGCGGAAGGCGGCTGCGAGATGCTGCCGGACCCGAAGCGGGAAGGCAAAGGATACGGATTCATCCGCGACGGCGCTGACCTGGAAAAGATTCTCATTTACAAATACCCCGATTCCGTTATCGATTCCGTTATCAACTGGTGGACGTCCTCCGCCTGTGCAGTATCGTGAAAGGAGCCTGGTTATGGAAAAGCAGTACTTGCTCAAAACCCGCATTGAAGGCGAAATATACGCCAGCATCAAGACCGCGCGGGAGATCGCCGACAGATACGAGGACGATCAGATCGCCGGAATCTACGACACCATGGAAGTATACGACATCGAAGGCGAACCGAAGAAAATCTCGCTCCTGGATCTCGTCTCGCCGATCCTGGAACACAAGCACTGGATGGAGCAGGAATACCGCGATTATTGCGACGCCGTCAATGAATATGGACTCGACTTTGAAGGGAGAGACGATCTATGAAGTATTACACATACTGGGACAATGGGAACCATTCGTGCGGGCAAGTCGGCCCGTTCTGCACGTCGCGCGACGCCGTGAATGCAGCCTATGACCTGCTGGAAGGCTGGATGGAATCCGCGAACCTGGACGAATACGACGACGACAAATGGAACACCATGATTGAAGACGCATCCGTCTGCGTCGATCAGTACGATCCGGAAACGGATTCCATGCTCTGCTACTGGGAACCCACCGACAGCGACCTGGCCGCCATCGGCTGGATCGAACGATAACGACGCGGCTGTCCTACCGGCCACACGGGGAGAAAGGATTTATCATGACTATCGCTCCCGTTTCCTTTGAACTGTCCCTGGACAGACAGCAGCGCGCCAGGTTAAGTTCCTGGATCCGTTACTATTTCATCAACGCCATCGACGGAACAAGCCATATTTTTGATGACGTCGATAAAGCCATTCAGATCCTGTCCGTTCTGAATCAGATTCAGAAAGAAGCCATCACAATCTACGTTTCAAGGTACCAGGTTGAGTTGCTCCTGGACGTCATCTACGACCGGGAAAAGCGCTGGAACGCCAAGACAGACCGTTTATATCTCCCGAAAGACTTTGACAACCGTGATATCTACGATGCGCTGAAAAAGCTTACAGAAAGGAAGGTGCAATCATGAACAAGTCCCGCCGTGCCAGGATCGATAAGATCCTGGAAAAACTAGAAGAGATCAACGAGGAACTCAGTTCCATCCAGGAAGAAGAGAACGACGCGTACAATAATCTTCCATTCTCCATCCAGGAATCCGAGCGCGGAGAAAAAATGTACGACGCCGTCTACAATTTGGACGCTGCCCATGGTACAATAGAAGAGATCACAGACTATCTAACCGAAGCGAAAGGAGAAGACTAATGACTATCACTTTAACCGCCAACGAATACGACGCCAGCCGGCACGCGATCCAGGAAGGTGTGCTCGGTGAGATGCTCAGAATCATGCGTATTAAACACATTAAAACCGGCGAGATAGAACACGTAATCTTCCCGGCGATCAACCGCGTTGAACCGTCGCTGTCCGGCGGATGGCCTTTCAGTTCCGGTCGTTCCTATCACGGATCAGAGATCAACGGCCAATGGGAAAAAACCGGCCTAGGCACGTTCTATCTCATCCGAAAGACAGACACAAACGACGGCGGCTGCGTCCTGGAGTTCACCGACGACATGAACCCGGATCTGCCGTAATAAACACACAGAGAGGAGAAAAGAAAATGACCAAGCATGAACTCATTAACAGTCTCCGCGACGACGGCGTGTTTGAACTGACACAGGAAATCATCGACATCATCAATTCTGACAACGACGAGACTCACGCCAGCGCAAACAAGGATCTTCTCGGACTAATCAATTCCATCCATCAGATGCAGAACTGGACGCTGTTTAGTTGGAAGAGCATGGTTGACCTTGCAACACAGGCATATGGATTTGAAAAGTACGCAGCTTATAACAAACTGAATGCCTGTGCGGATATTGAAGAGCCGCTCGACGATCTGCACAGCATCCTCTGGACGAAATACTCGAACTTTGGGGAAGCTTGACCATGGTAAACAACCACTCCCTGCCCGCTCCGTCTTCGGCTGGGGCGGGCTTTTTTTGTGCCCTTCTTTCCTGTATAAACCGCCCATTCATGCAAAAAACATGCCCGAAACCGTTGCATATTATGCACTTTCCGGCCGTTTTATACACGCTCGTATGCAAAATAAACCATCTTGTGCCTCGCCTGGTAATACACCACTTTATATAGCGTAACAACTATTCGCTAAACATACGTTTTACGAATAGTATATACAACTAACTAGAAAACCACGTTCCGGACTCACATACCGGAGCAACCTGCCACGTTGTAAGTGTATATATATATTATTTTTCCGTAAAAGTAGTATATATCCTCACCTTTCAAACAAAAACAGGCACAGCGTTCGATCTGTGCCCGTTCCAGTGTCACTCGTCATCGTCCGCCGGGATCGCGTCTACCAGCCGTTTCCGTGCATCATCGGAGTTCAGATCCTGTAGCGGATTGTTCGGCGTAACCACCACGTCCGCAACGTCCTTGTACTGGAACCAGTTCTTCGCCAGGAATATCCCAGCTGCCGGATTCGTTCTCCCGTTCTGCATGTTGTCCATCCACATTTCCTCAATGAATGACACAGCTTTTTTAATGATGTCGCCGTGTGTAGCGCTCCGCGTAACCCCATTTACCCACTCATTCAGCGTATTCCTGTTAATCCCGAGCCAGTTACACAAACCGACAATTTGAGGTTTCCTATCATTTTCTGCGCAATGTTGAAAGTACTCGCCTATTCTCTGTTCGACCTGAGCGGGATCAGAGATGTCGATTGGTGGCAGGTTCCACGCAACGAGAGCATACCGCATGTAACGAGAATTTTCGCCTGGTACGCCGCTGTCAGCCGACAGTTCTTTCATCCAGTTCGATCCGCGATTTTGTTTCTGTTTAACGACGTCAGTTATCTGTTCATCGGACAGTCCCGTTCCGTTTTTATCGGACATAACCATCACCCTTCCTTCCGTTCGATGTTCGGATAGAACGACCATTGCATAGTGAAAGAGAAGTCACCGTTCTCGACGCCTCTAAGGATTTCACGGATGGACGGAATAGCATGCCGGCGCAAGTCTTGTTCAACTCGTTCCCGTTCCGATTTCTCGTACGCGCGGAGTCGTTCCAGTTCGTCTTTGTTTGCCTTACGGAATTCCTCATTGCGTTCCCGGGCGTGGATAGCGTCCTGTGCTACCTGATGCCAGTAACAGACAGGATCCTGGCCGGAAGGAGTGATGCTGAGAATATCGCGGCGTTTTTGTTCGTTCGGGTCCATAGTACGGGTATAATCCTGTTCGCTCATTTCTTTTTTTCTCCTTTCAGTGCCTGTTCCCATGTCATGGCGTCATAATGCTTGTACTCATCCTGAGAACTGAATGTTTTAGAGCGTCCGGCGTAGTGTTTAATGACGACATTTTCTTCCGGGACCTTCGGAATATTGAAGTACATTGCGTTATATGTAGCTGGCAGTTCAAGGATGTTCCGTTTGCACACACTGTTGACAGCGTCCTGTTCCGGCAGTGCGAGACGGGATGTGTTGAGTGTCTGAATGATCGTATCATCCACCTTGTCTTCGCGTATCCGCTGGAGGTTGTGCACTACGACGCCAAAGTTAAAGTACGGATGCGGGCGGATACGGATTTGTTTCTCTTCGACGGCTGCGAAATAGTACCTGTCGAGGTTCAGGTTCCAAAGGCAGTCGATTGGTTTCCGGACGATGGTATCATGGTCGAGGTGGATAATGCAGTCGTATTGCGGGAACAGTTTAGACAATACAGCGCGGATCATGACCATGTATGTCCAGTTGTTATTGTAATTTGGCCCATCTTTTCGGAAGAATTCCTGGTTTGATACGTTTATGCAGGTAATGCAGTCAGGCAGGTCTTCCGGGAACGTGTCGTCCTCGATGAGGAAGAACACGCGGTCTGCACCGTTGTGATAGAGCAGGGACTTAGCTGACACGGTCATTTCGTGGTAGAGATTTCGTGTTCCTGCGTACACGACAGCGCGGTCAGTGGCGCGGATGATATTCCGGCGGAAGTTCATCCACTCGGGATGCGACACGAAGTCGTAGTAAATCATGCAGTCCATATCTGTTGGCAGTGCGGAGACGTCAGACGTACGCGGGAGTGCGGTATCAATCACGCCGCATCCCATGTCGTTGTCAACGACGTATAGTTCATAGCGGAGCGTGGCCCGTGCTTTCACGAATGCTTTCCATACATCGCCGGTCCATGGCGCACCGTACTGTGACTCCATGTGTTTCTCCTGCATCTTTTCAGACGTGGGGTGGCAGTCGTGCAGGATAATGACGCCGTGATTGTTCAGGTGCGACAGTGAGTTCTGAATATCACGCCACACCTGGTTGCACTCATGGAGGCCGTCAATGAACACGATATCAAACTTCTCTTTGTGTGTCAGGAAGTATGCATCAGACGTCAGGTGGTACGTTGCCGGCGTAGACTCGTCAGGATCCACGGAGACCTTGCGTTCGCAGCTGACGTGCCTGAATGCTTCCCCGCGATACGTGCCGATTTCCAGGAATGACGTAAAGTTTCGGTCAGAGATAAAGCGATTAATGATGTCATATCTTGTCATCGTCCTCACCCTCCTTTGCCTCGAGGAATCCGCACTGTTCCATGACGATCCGGTTTGCACGCTTAACTACCATCCAGATCACGCGCACAGGAACATTGTGCTTCAGGCTGTAGTCTTCCACGGCGTACTGATCGTCACCCCATCGCGTGGTGTAATACATCTCCAGGATCGCCTGGTCAGATTTCACAAAACGTTTCTCGTACAGGTGGTGGCACACCGCATAGATCCGCTGGTCAGGGCGTGACAGTTTATCCCAGTTAAACCCGCCGCGTTTCAGGGCGAAGTATGTACGCCACATGTGGTTTGCCGTACCCCGCCACCATTCGACGCTTTTCATGTGCCGTCACCTCCCCTGTTGCTGCCTTCCATCATGATCGCCACGCGCTCGTCCAGTTCTTCCAGCCTGTCAGCGGACTCAATGAGCACGCGGATCCTGTCCCGGGAAAGCATCCCGCCGGCGTCCGCCATGAGCCGGAGTTTGTGGATCAGTGTGTCCGTAGGCGTCCGCTGTCCTAATCCTTTGCTCAATCAATATCACCTCTTTTCATGTCCTTTTCTGTATAGACATACGTTCCGATATGCCCGCAGGAAATACTGCTGTCACAGTAGATATCGTAACCAATCTTTCCTACCCTGTAGCAGAACGAAATATCCTCGCTGGCCCAGTCGTACGGAGTAAACGCAGGTCCAAAGAATTTCCATACGTCCTTTAGCAGCTGTGTCGTTGTCATAACGCACCCGAAACCGCATCCGGCGACGCGGAACACGCCGTCCCTCGGATAGTTTGCGTACGCTTCGATCCGTCTTGTCAGCCGTCCTGTACTGTCGCGTTCAGGCTCACTGATTTCACGGTACAGCACTGGTTCCGTCGGCAGCGCACGCTTAAAGTACAGTCCCGTTGCCATGTCGCAGTCTTTTTCTTCCATAAGGCAGCTGAGTTTTTCCATCGTGTCCGGCTGGAACATCATGTCGCTGTCCAACCACAACACGCGGTCAAACTTGTTTTCAATCGCGGTCAGACTGATCAGGTTCCTGCTGTCGTACACCAGGGAGTTTGGTTTGAACATGACGGACACGTTCTCTCCCTTCCGCAGGTAGATCAGCGACTCTGCGAACCCGACCGGTATCGTGTCCATGCACGGGATTGCGATCAGCGTTTTCATCCTTTCACCTCATTTCATACGATTTATTTACGGTGTTTTACGGTGTGTTTTGAAATCCGTAAAACCCTGCGCGCGTTGTTTTTCAATGCATTCAACTATGCCATTTACGGATTTTACGGATTTTACGGTGTCAAACACGTCTTACGCGCGCGAACACGCGTATGTTATTCCCTGTTTTTTGGAAAAAATATAAATATATATAGGGGTGTATCTGGAAAAAATCCGTAAAATCCGTAAATGCACCCTTCTAAGCCTTACCGCACAATGCGTAGCGGATTTACGGTGCACCGTAAATACACCGTAAACACCGTAAATGAATTCAGAACGGCAAATCAGGGTCGTTAACCTGCACATATCCACGGTATTCCTCCTGTTCTGTCTTCTCATCTTCCGGCAGTTTGATTCCGTAGTGCGGTACGTTTCGCCCATTGATCGGGATCGGCCAGGTGGGCCGGTTGTTCTTGTTCCCCTTGCCGTAGAACTGGCATTTCAGCAAATCCTTCCGCCTTGCCCAGTCGATAAACGCTCCGTATGAATACCCGTTGTTCTTCAGGATCGTCTCAAATACGGTCTTGTTAATGAACACGTACCCGTCCTTGTACCGTCCCCACATCTCCCCTGCATTGTTATCCTGACTGTCGAACCGGCGCGGGTTTGCCGCGCAGTATCCGATGAGCCAGTTGTAGCACCGGAGGTTTACGTCCGTATCCGACCGGCTTGCCAGGTATCCTTTGATGTCCTCAAACTTCAGCGCGCGGTCATCTTTAAAGATCGCCTTCGTCGCGAGGATGTCAGCCGTCAGCAGCAGCGAAGCGGAGATTACCTGCTTTTCGTTGACGTCCTCTTTCATCATGTCGTTGTAGATCTTGTTGTACAGCGCGGTCAGTGCCTCCGTCATTCCTTCCTTTTGCAGGGACTTTACGAACTTCGCGCCGGCAAATCCGTAGTTCTTTCGCAGGGTATTTGCCACTGTCCGTCCGTTTCGGAACAGCGGGATGCCTCCGTAGTTCACGTCCAGTGTACGTGACACCGCGCCTCCGCCGGAGTTGTTCTGTATGATCGGCATCTCACCGGTCGTGATAATGCTGCACTCCCACTTCCGCTGAAGCTGGAGTCCGCCTTCCTTGGCCCCGCGCCCCTTGCTGGATCCTTCCGTCAGCATGTAGATCAAGTCATCAAAGGTCTTCCTGTCAGAGATCACCTGGAGTTCGTCAAAAAGCAACGGCATATTGCAGCAGAACGACGCGTACAGTTCCATACTGACCTTTGTCCCGCTGAATGTTTTGATGTACCGGCCGACATCAGGATTTCCCCATACGGAAGCTGCCAGCATCAGCGCGACGGTCTTGCCGCACCCTGTCTCTCCCCAGAAATGCACGAAAAACGGAAGGCACCCGAGGATATGCGCCAGCGGCGACGCGAACGATGCCGCCAGTGCGATCCTGGCCGGCACAGAGTCGCCTTCCCGAACATTCCGGACAATCTCCATCCATTTCTGCTCACTGCCGACTTGTTTGAATTCCTCATACATCCGCTGAAACTCTACGCTGTCTCCGTCGTAGGTCACGTCGTCAACGTACGGCATAAACTGCCCGTCTGTCAGCCATCCCATGTGAGACACGCTGTTTTTTCGCGGCAGATTGTCATAGTTCAGGCTTTCCAGCCTGGACATATACTTCACGACCTCTTTCGCGTTCTCACTGTTGACGTCCACGCCCTGTTTTGACAGCCCGATAATTTTCTGTGCAGAGGCCAGCTGTTCCCGGGATATCGTCAGGCTTTTCCACGGGTCCTTGCCCCGGCAGTAAGCAATTTCAAGCTTTTCCTCGTAGGTTTCTATATTAGTTACACGGCGGACAGGCATGATCGGATGTGATATAACCTCTACGATTCCGCCCATTTCATTCAGGTACTGCACACCTGCCTCGTCGCACATGTACTTTCCGGCGCTGAGTTGTGCCGGTTGCCCTGGAAAGTTCGTATCATAGTCGCCAAGGATGGAAACCTTTGGGCTGTTGCTTTCCACGTAGGCTTTCCAGTACGCCTTGAATTCCCTGAATCCCAGCGCTTTTGCGATCTTCTCCATGGCGCTCAGGGTCTGCTGCATCAGGAACCGATTGTCTTTCTGCTGCCAGATCCATTTGTAAGGCTCCTCGCCCTCAAAGTCCTGCAATGTCCATTGTTCAGGAGGTTTCTTTGTCAGGTAGGTTGTATTGCTTTCCATCTCTCTTCCTCACCTCCTCTCACACATACTTGCAGAAGGACAGATTGCCTTCTATTTTGTCCGCCATGCAGTAGGCGTACCACAGGTCCTCGCATACGTCCTTCACGTCCGGAATCTGCCGGATCGCGTCGCAGAACTCATCGTCCCATTCGTCTTCCAAACTGTGCGGCGCATGCTCGTCACGGATCTTTTCCAGTGCCTTCAGTTTATCGTCCATTATGTGCCACAGGCAGAACAGGATCTTGAAGTTCGCGGCCTTTTCCGAACGTTCGTGTTTTATCCTTCGGAGCACTTCGCTTTCCTGCATGGCCTGTTCAATAATGTGCCGGCGTTTCTGCTCCTCCAGTTCTGAACGCTTCCGAAGAAACTCCTGCGGCAGGTCCATGTATCTGATCATATGTTCCTCCTGTTCTGCCGCGCGCGTGCTTCAGCCCTGTTCACACGTTCCCATGGCGTCAGTTCCTTATCAAACAAGTGAAGTATGAACTTCTCGTCAATCCACATGGCAGCTACGCTGTATCGCGTTTCGTCACCGAGCAGTTTCTGCGCCAGTTTGATGCAGTCTCCGCTGACGTGGCATACAAAGCAGTAGAATCCTCTGTCTCCGTCGTAGATCTTCATGTTCCGGTCCGTGCCGTTATGAAACGGACACTGGCACCGTCCGTGGGCGTCCATGTCAATCCCAAAGATCCTGGCCACGTCCTGTGCCGACACGAAACTGCGTATTATCTCGTACTTCCGAAGCATCGTCTGGTCGTCATGCAACATTCTTCCACCCCTTATTCAAGGTCTTTCACTACATCATGCAGTATCAATGGGCATAAAAAATCAGTCGCTGCTGGTGCCGATGTTCAGATACGCATACTCATTGTCAAACCACAGTCCGTATACGCCGGTTCCGCACATCCACATTGTCCCTATCCCGCCGTTCCTGCTGTCGAGCATATCCAGCAGTTTCTCTTTCGCCTCCATATGCTCCATGCTCTTCAGTTCGCTGAGTTCCCTGTCCGCAAACCCGCCGATCCGCATGGTCTGCATCCCGCCGTACCGTTCGCGAGGTTCAATTGTCAGTTTGGCCATATCCTGTCCTCTCCTTCCATTCTGTTTCAAGGTATTCATACACACCGACGAGCAGTTTAACCGCCAGCGGATTCCCGATCATAACCACGCTGTTCGCCTGTCCGTCCTTGGCGGTCTGTTCCCACCAGTCGGCGTCCATCCCCGGCGGGAAGTGCGCGTTTAAAAAGTCGAAAGCACACCGGAATGCTTCCTTGTGAAGTTTTGCATATTCCTCTGCTGATCTCGTCATGCGACGCCTCCTTTATAAGCCTGTGAAATTATTATACTACTTTAAGCAGTATTAGACAACACAAAAAATCAGATAGTGAAGAACAAATACAGCAGTCCGCAGATCACCGCGATCCAGGCAAAGAACGCGAACACGACGAAACTTACCGGAACGTTCAGCAGTTCGTCCATCGGAGATTTCCTGTCCATTTGATCACCCCTGTTAAATTGCCTTATCGTATTTATCGCAGCACTCAAACCGGTGCATCAGGCATCCTTTTGTTATGTCGCACACCCCGTACGGAGAATCCTTTTCTTTCTCTTCCGTCCAGTGTTTGCAGTACTTACAGTACTTGTCAGATATCCCGAACGATTTCAGGATTTCTGTCCGGATGTCATCCAGGTACTTGTCAATTCGTTTCTCCCGGCTGGCCTTTCCGAACCATTTTTCTTTGAACGCATCCCTTGCCTCGTTCCAGTTCCCTTCACAGGTGTCAGATGACAGATACCATTCCCTGTCGTGAAACAGTTTCGCCAGGTCTTTCACCAGGTCATCCAGTTCCTTGTCGCCAAAGTCCCCGACATGAGATTCCATGTCGCTGTAGAAATAATTAAGACTTCCTCCGCTCATGTTCTCGCCTCCGTTTTATTGTTGCCTTTAAGTTTCTTCCTCAAAGAAACTAATTTCCAGATACATACGCTTTTTTTCGTGATTCGTAACACTTCCACTTATCCTTGCATCGCCTTTGATAATATCTTTCAGTATTTCAACAAGGATTGCATCTCCAAGCCTATGCGGATATGGCTTTTCTTCCTGCTCCTTAACAAAATTCAGAAGGTCTTTCTGCAATTCCATATCAATCTGTTCAAGAAGTCCCATAATTTCATCCTCCTTCTAACTTAAAGCGTCACTTGTCTTTCTGTCTTTAAGTCAATCAATTGAAATCTTTCTCTTCCATTTTCTCTTCGATTATCTTTTTGCAATCCTTCAAGAAATATTTAAGTTCCGCATGAGTCAACGACGATTCTGCCGTATTTATGACATCAAGAATTTTCGCACAGAATATCTTATAAAAATCCTCCATTGTTTTGTCCTCTCAGCATTAAAGCGTCACTGATTGTCCGTAATGTTCTTGATCTGCATTAGGTCGCAAAGCGCCTTGAACAGCCGGAAAAACTCCATTGGTTCAAGCATCACGGAATCCTTGTTGTGATCGTACATGTACTGTAGTTTAATCCGCATCTCGTTGTACAATTCTTTCAGGTCCATTACAATCTCACCCCCAGTTTACTCATATGCTCCTTTGCCTTTTCAATCTTCGCCTGGTGGTACTTGATCCTTCCGTACAGTTCCAGTTTCACAGCTTTCATCAGTTCGTCTTCCGGGATGTCCGTCAGCCGATACGCTTTCCTTGTCGGCGTATTAAACGATGCGGAGTAAACAATGCTTTGCGGGATACCGTACTTCATAACAAAATCCTGGACCTTCATTAGCCGGACTCACTCCTTTCCCCGTCAGCACAGTAGAACTCAGGGTCACAGTGATTTCTGGAGTTTTCATTTCCCCATTCGCTTTCATGATTACAAACCATGTCCGGTGCATGATACTTACAGTTCTTGCACAGCACTAGTTCTTTCATCTCATAATCAACTGTCAGATTCTTATGGTCTGGATGAAAGAATGCCACCATGCCGTCCGGGAACTTAGCCATCAGTATCCCTTCTTTCCCCGTCAGCGCAGAACCGATTGTTCCACAATTTTGCCCTATCAAGCCAACAATGCTTTTTATCTGTGTCAATCATCGCACCACCGCAATTACGGCAATAAAATATACCGATGTAAATGTTCCCCGGTATGTTGTATATGTAATCTTGGATTTCTTCGCCACTTTCACCGCAGAACGGGCATGGTTTCAGCTTTGTCATTCCAATCACCGACCTTCCTGCCTTACGGCAAGCGTTAATCCTGCAATAATGTTGTCCCTATACATTTCAAGCCATTTCCTCAAATCGCTTTCAGCAATATGCTTGCCGATTTCCTCAAGGGATGTGATGGTTTCAATATCTTTTCGGACGATTTCAAACCAACTGTCTGTATCACGTTTCCGCATCGAATAGCATTTCTGCTCAAGTTCGCTTCGGATGTATTCGTAACCGCCATCATCTAAATCCTGCCATTCTTCATCAAGATAACCACCACGAATCAGAACTTCCATTGCATCGTCAAGAGTAATCATTAGACTCATTTCACTTCACCGACCTTCCTGCCGTCAATTCTTTGTCTTGCTTGAATCTCCAACGATGATTACACGTGCAGTATCCTTCCCATCAACCATGTTGTGCATAATCATTATTCCTGTGACTGTTGCTCCATCCCAAAAATTATCGTCTTCCGTTCCTGTTCTTATTTCGGCACTCAAGTCAATCACTTTATCCAATAAATCTTTGAGTTCAATAACCGTCATTCCAACTCCACCGACCTTTCGTATTAACCTTTACTCCATTACCTTTCATAATTTTCAATGCGAGCCGTAACTGCCTTATTTTGTCTTCCTGTTCTTTTAGCAGTTCAAGGGCATCAGCAGACAGATCATCAACACATTCATCTACAAAATAAGGACATTCAAGGCAATTGCTCCCATCGTGATTTTTACAAATCTCCAACCCTTTGATAACCTTCTCAGCATCAATCACCCATCTTCACCATCCTCCCGCAGTTTGAGCAGAACCTGTGTGCCCGCATATTGTATGGAAGCGATACCGTATCTTTCTGCACCCACAGCGTCGCCCTGCACCCGCCGCACTCGTACCGTACACCCTGGATGTCATGTACAATCCCAGGCGCGGCCGGTTCAAACCGATCCAGCAAGGCCTTCACGTCCTTCTGGAAGTTTTCCTGGCACTCGTCCAGCACGCAGCACATGTCCTCTCCGAGCCAGTACGGGCACTCAGTTTCCCCGCATAATTCCTGCCCGTGAAAGCAGCACTCCACGCCTTTCCTAATTTTGTCAATGTCGATCATGTTCTTCACCTCCAAAATCCTCCGAGCCATAAAATCGTGGCAAAGATCCCGTCAGAGATCAGCGCAATCCAGAAATTGTACTTTCCAATCTTGTCCTTTCCATGATTTGCAAGGTACAGCCCGACATCCATGGCAAGGAGCACAATGATTACGATCTGAGGCCATCCCATACCGTCACCTCTCTATCTTCGCACCCATCTTCCTGTAACTGCTACGTCTCTTCTTCCACGCACCCATACAGAACCCGATCTCTTCATCCACGAAATCGAACACAACCGGCGTTTCCTTGCCCTCAGTTGTTCTTCTGACGCGTCCGACTGCCTGGGTGATAATTGCACTGTATTTGCACGGAGAGGCCAGGAAAAGCCGGTCTAAACGCGGAATATCGAGGCCCTCCTTCGCAAGGCTGTAACTGGCAAACAGGTACTTTTTCTTTCCTGTCCGCATGTCTTCGATTGCCTGTTCCCGCTCTGCCTTTGCCGCCTTGCTCTGCATCTTTCCGTTAATAAACGCGCTCTCTTTCAGAAGATCCTCCGGCAGCATTTGCATGATCCGCTGCAACTGTTCCAGCCTGTCGCTCAGGATCAGGCAACTGTGCCCCCTGTTTTCAAATATCTTTTCCGCAATGTCCGCGTTCCTGCCCATGGATGTCGTGATGTGTTCGATCAGTTTCACATAGTTGACCGTGCCGTCCACGTTCAGGCACCTGTCCTCGTCCATCTCCAGGTCCGTGTATACCGGCCGCACAATCACGTCCATCACCCTGTCCGCGATCGCCTCGTACGGCACGGTGTAGGCAACCTTCCCCAGCAGCGCGAACGTCGCCCGGATCAGTCCGTCGCTCCGCTCAGGCGTCGCTGTAAGACCGTACTTGTGCCGCGCGCTCAGGTGGTTCAGAACCTTTTCGTACCGCGTGAACGACGTGGCGCTGCTGCTGACCCTGTGGCACTCGTCCACGATCACCACGTCCCAGTAGTCCCTGTACTGTTGCAGTTCCAGGTTGGCCATTGTCTGTACCGTCGCGAACGTAACACCGGCCCCGACGTTGACTTTCCCTTCCGTGATCGTTCCGATCATGTCCGGATCGATATACCGAAGCGCCCTGTCCCTGCTCTGGGTCAACAAGTCCGCCGTGTGGCACAACCACAGTGCCCGCCTCCGCAGCCTTTTAATCAGAGCAATGCCGATCTGCGTCTTTCCGCTTCCTGTCTTCGCCTGGAGGATCCCGTACTTCGCCGCTATCATTTCGGCAACCGCCGTTTCCTGGTAGTCGTACAGTCCCATGTCCCGGCTCCCGTAGTCGATCACACTGTCCTGCCTGAATCCCACCGTCAGTGGCGTCCCGTACAGCATCGGCATGATCTCCCTTGTTACTCCAAACGGAAGAATCAGCGTATGCCCGTTCCATTCATACAGCAACAGTTCCTTTGGCGTCCGTCCGACCCAGAATCCCATTCGCTGTTTCTTCTCGTATTCAGGGTTTGGAAACCGAAGGTTTCCTTTCACCCAGTCCACGATCTCTTCAGACGGGTCCGTAATATAGATCCTGTTTGCGATAACGGTGTTCAAATATCCCGCCCCCATTCCGTGGTCAGTTCCATCCAGTCGTCCAGGGGCCGCACTTTTGATCGTATCTCCGCGTCTGTCAGTTTCTTCTTTCCGTATCCTTTCAGGTTCTCAATCTTTTCCATGGAAAGCATATGCACAGCGCCGTCCGGAAGTTTCAGGGCGAAGTAGCACAGGTCGCTTCCCTTCCTCTGAAATGACCGCATTGCGTACTTCTGATTTTCTTCCACCCTGTCAAACGTAAACCCGTTGTTATCGCTGATAACCTTGCAGTCGATCAGCGTATGGAATTTCCCCTTGATTGCGATGATATCCGCCGGCTGGCCGCTCTTGTTCTGCTGCATCACATGGCACCAGAACCCGTGGTCCGCCAGGGTCTTCGCCAGTTCCTGCTCAAACCGTCCGCCGTTTGTCCTGTTGTCCATCCTGTCACAACCTCTCCTGTAGCACGAAATCAATTGATCCTTATCCATTTCTGCCATGCTATCACCTCGATTTTGTTGCCTTTAGCGCAATAAGTATTCACTTACATCTTCCGGTGGATTTGGTAATGGCATCCAATGAGTTACCTTCCAATATGCCATCCTCCCTGTCATATAAAAGTGTGTCCCATACTTTGCTATACTCACTCTCGGAAGCACTCCATGCTCAACTGCACATATCAAATATGTTCCTGCTTCCGTTGGTAATTGATCTTTTACTGCTATCCATTCATTCACACTATCACCTTCACAAAATTGCCTTTAAGTCAATTCTTCCATGCTCGTTTCGGACACCATTCCGGTCTGTGTTGTCCTCTTTTCAGCCGGATTTCCTTACCGTCTGCAAGATTGCAGTACGATTCATCTGAATTGTAATTAACATCTAATTCCGGGCAGTTTTTGCAGGTATCTTCTCTGCTGTTTTGCTTTATATATCTGATTGTCATTCGCTTCACCGACCTTCCTGCTTCTTCAATGGACACCACTCCGGTCTATATTTGTCCTTCGTTAGTTTGATAACCGCTCCAAACCGCTTTGTGCATCGTTTTGTCCAGCCATCATTCCTGCTATATGGACAGTTGCGGCATTTCGGTTTTTTCATTCCCACTTCACCTTCCTTCCGCACCACGGGCAGAATTTGTGCGTTGCGCTGATTTCAACACCGCAATTTCCGCACTCAACACCGCAAATAAAATTCTTCCCGTATTCGTCTATATACGCTCCTTTTCGGACTTAATTATCCCCATTGTTCTGCCATAGCTTTCGCAATCCCATTCCAACTTCACAGACCTTCCTTAATTTTTTGTACTCTTTGTACTTTCCTACCCAATATTTAATACCACTAACAGTTGCATCTCCCATCATATGACTTTCGGAACACCATTTGATAAAAGCATCAACACTAATGTCCGGTGGATCATCGAATAGCATACCTATGCTTTCAGCATCTGACATCCGTCTGCCCTTGATTTGTTCGTATTTTCTTTTGTTGTATATGCATCCATCATGCTCTTTATAGTGGCAATATTCTCCATCGCCGTAATCACAATGGTACTTGCATCTTTTCAGACCATACTGATCCCCATTTTCATCGTTTCGGAAATTCGCTAAATTCATTCCACTTCACCGCCATTCATCATTTTCGTTCCGATGCTAATTAGATTTTGCAATTCCAGTATAAGTTTGTACTGTGTGTCAATCAGGGCAAGGGCATCTTTCAATGCTTTGTCTTTGAGTCCATTCAGTGACAACTTATAGACATGTCCTGCTTTTGCTAAATTACCGGACAAAGCGTCCTCTATTTCCACGATAACCTTCTCCCTGTCAGGCATCATCGTTCGCAATCCTCCTGATCTGTCTCATATAGCAAAGCATTTTCATGAGTTGCATAAACTCCACGCAGTCGATCTCCACCGTTGCCGACCGCGCTTCCTGCATTTCCGTCAGCTTCGCCCTCATGTAGGTGTATAATTCGTCCATTGTTTGCCTTCCTTGTTAATTGTCGCCTTTAAGTCTTAATCGTCCGCAACAAATGTTCTTATAAACTCTTCATCAGTTGGTAGATCGTCGATGCTCCATGAAAAGACCATGTGTATGCCAGAATATCCGTTTTCTTCCTTATCTTTCAGAAAGTAGAATCTGTCTTTTTCGGTCAACGGTTCTTTGTGAAACCCCGTATATACTTCAAATCTGCGCTTATCGAGATCGATAACATATGCCCATTCGCAGAACAAACCATCGGCAGCAAAATCGATGTCATCCCTTAGAATCCGAACTTTCCCGTCTTGAATCATCTTTAGGATTCCTGCGCCTGTATCACGGTGTAATTCCGGGTATGCTTTTTTGAATAAGTCGTAATTCTGCATACTGAATGAGCCTGACTGGCTTGCTCCAAATTCTGAAAACAAATCACCCAATTCTTTTTCATCGCCAAAGTGAATCTTTTTCAGTTGCTCTCTGAATATGCTTTCATCCATCTCATCACGCAGGAAATTAAGACACGTTGCACCTTGTCCTTCTGGATATCCATCCCATTGTCCATACTGTGCCACCACATATTCTCCGTCCATAAAAACGGCTGTGAGATTTCTTGTACCCATGTATATCCCCCTCTTTGCGATTCTGCTTTAAAGCGTCACTTAGAAAAATAACCGGATGTGGCCTCTCAGAACCTCCTTAATCCGGTCGAATCGTGTGCCCGTCCCCTCCAATCAGACACTGTCCCGCCGATCCAGTAAGCCCCTGTGCACGCGCTTTATTTTCCTGGAAAGGACTACTCCGAATTGTGAACCTGTCATTGATGCGGGCGAGGATTTGCACCCCGCATGTCCGTTCAGGAGCCACATCGAACATACTGCCCCAATGCTCATGTTCGTGCACGGACTCGCCGCGTAGCGTCTACTGCCCAGCCCAGCTTTTCATAGCGTAATTGGGAAACTATGTCTCTCTCTGGTCTGCGACTGTTCCTTCCAAACCGAACATCTATTCCGCCACCGCATCAAAATCATTTAGAACGGCAGTTCGTCAGTCTCCACTGCCGTGAACCCTCCTGCCGCGTCCGCTGTCTGAGTCGCCTGTGCCTGTTCTCCGGAACCGCCCTGGTTCCCGCTGCTCAGGAACTCCACGTCCTCCGCGAACACCTCAAGGTTTGCCTTGGTCGTCCCGTCATTCGCCTGGAATGTGTGTACGCTCACGCTCCCCACCACGCAGACTTTCCGTCCCTTGGCCAGGTACTTCTGGCATGTCTCTCCCAGTCCGCTCCACGCGCTGATCCGGAAGAAGTCCGCTTCCGGCTGGTTTGGAATCTTCTTCCGCCTGTTCACCGCAACGGTGAAACTGCACACCGTCTTCCCGTCCTGTGTCGTCCTGCTCTCCGGATCCCGTACCAAATTTCCGATAATCGTAAGCTTATTGATAAGTCATTCCCCCTCTAAACGTTGACTCAGATTATAGTGCGATATCAATCTCTTTCTTCGCAATCAAAATGCAGAACCCGTTCACCGTCATAATAGATGTCAATTTCTGCGGTATAATATCCGTTTTGGTCTGAATAGCACGGAATAAAGAACATAGAATTTTCGTTCCCAAATCTGAATCCGCTATCTTGAATTGCTTCAAACATCAAAGGTTCTTTAAAATCATATTCTCTGCCGATACTGTCAAGTTGTTCAAAGTCAGCATGATTCCATTCACAACAATCTTGATCATGGTCATAAGTGATTTTCTTTCCGTTATCAAATTCGATATAATCTTCGGTTATAGCCTTAATTTTCATGTTCACCTCTCCTAATTCCGGTCTTTTTGGTAGTTCGCAATACTCCTATTCCGCCGCTTCCGCCATCAACTGCGCCGCCAGGTCGTCCTGCGGTTCTTCCTGCGCCTCCGCAGCCTTTGCCGCTTCTTCTGCTTCCTTTACGGTCGCTTCCAGCGCGGCCTTCTTCTTCTGTCCGCACTCCACGCACAGGCATTTCCCGTACTTCTGCTTGCTGCCGGCGGCGATCTGTTCCGCCGTGAAACTCCCTGCGCCTGTAATATCCTTTCCGCACTCGGAGCACTTCGGCGCGGCAACGGGCTTTCCGGCAACCGGTTTCTTGTCCCTGATCCGGATTCCGTCCGTCAGTTCATTTTTGCTTGGGTTCCGCACGTTGTGCTCGATGTACAGCTGAATCTTCTTTCCTTCCAGTGCGTTGGCCGTCACCTGGCCGTACATCTTCTTCAGCGCCTGACGGTTCGTGCTGTTCACGATCAGCGGGCGAACCTCGCTGATGCCGGGGACGGATTCCTCCACGAACGTCAGCACGTTTTTGACCTCCGGTCCGCGCTGGAGCGTGACCTTGCCCCTGTACAGGTTCTTGATGGTCAGGATAGGTTCAATGTCCTGTGAGAGATCGTCGGCTCCCATATATTCCGAATCCCTCATGAAGGCTTCATCACCCTTCAGCGGCCTGAGTTTCATAAGTTCCTTTGTAATCATGACTTTCACTCCTTTAATAAATGTTTCCATAATTGCCCTGTAACGATTTTTGCAATCGTAACAAACGAAACCCCGTATTTTTCTGCAAGCTTCCTTTTGCAGAACTCTTTGCTTCCCGGGACGTAAGTTTTCCTTATCTCAATAACGTCATGTTCTGTTAATATCGCTCTTCCGTTTTTTTCGCCTGTTGAACTTGCAGATGTCTTTTCTTTTCTATGTCCATAGTTGTTGTTATAAAGTATTGTGCACCATTCAAGGTTTTCAACACAGTTGTTGTCCCTCGTCTCATCCTTGTGGTTCACTTGTGGAAGATTATCAGGGTTCGGAATGAATGCCATTGCTACAGCACGATGAACAGATATTCGCTTATTTTTTCCTGCAATGCGCAACATTACATACTTGTAACCAAATTCATCTGTGCGCTGCTTTCGTATCATTCCATCCGGATGAGATCCGTATTTGCCGGACCATTTCATTGACTTAATTCTTCCAACATTGCTGACAAGATATTGTCCTTCGCATCCTGGGATATCCCGCCAGACTTCTTCCACAGAGCATCACTCTCCCCGTCAATCTCGCTCATCTAAGCAATCCTCCTATTAGAACATATCCGAATGCGGCGCTCGACACCGCAAACATCGCAAAGAAAACAACACTTGGGAACTTTTCCTTCATCTTCCACAGTTCTACCCCGGCGTACACAAGCACGCTTTCCAGAATGACCGCCATCATGAGCAGAATGGCATAGACAATCTTATCGTTCACACGTCATCCTCCAGATCATTCATCCACCCGGGCACGAACGAATCGTTCGGCACATTCCCTGTCAGGTACCCCGGCCACATATCAATCATCTTGCAATCATGATACTTGCCCAGCAGTTCGTGAAACTTGGCAACCCCTGCCTTCATGACTTCCTCGCTGACCTCGATCACGTTCACGCTGTACGGAGGCTTTTTCTCCTGGGACACGAACAGGAATCCTGGAAGCTTCCGCAGTTTCTTCGCAGCCCTCACGCCTTCGCAGTACATCCCGGCCTGCATGAAATAGCCGAGTTTCCAGATCTCACTGTTGAACCGGAAGGTTTCCGCGCACTGGCAGGTCTTGTAGTCCACGACGTACCACCTGCGGTTGTACTTCACCAATCTGTCCACCTTGATCTTGCACTTCTCGCCGGTTTCACGGTCCGTCCAGAAGAATGCCTGTTCTGTCTCGCCCTTTCCGAGAATCAGTTTCGCAGCCAGCGGGCAGCGCTTGATGCCAAAGAACATCTCGGTCATGACGTCAATATCATCCTGGCTGATAATGGTTTTTGCGCCGTAGGTTTCGTTCTCCAGGCAAAACGCCTCCCATTCTTCCTTCCCGGCCTTCGTCCTGCGGTCCACGATCGGCGCGACAACATACTCATCGTAGAAATCTTTGTTCTCAAGGACGAACTTGTGACAGGCGCTTCCAAATGCCATCGCCGGGGTCTGTTCAATCGGATGGCCCAGGAACCATTTAAACTTCTCCGGACTTTCTTCCATCTTCCACAGGTCGCTGCGGCGGATGCCTTCCGCCTGGTTGTACTCCATCTCAGTCATCGGTCTTTTCTCCTTTAATCAGCATAATTTTCGCTTTGTGGAAAAACGTTGGCACAAACATCGTCGCGGAAGGCAGCGCGTCCGCTACCCGGATTCTGTACTCTTCCGCATGGTTTTCACGGATCAGGTCGATCAGTTCCCCGCAGGTTCTCGGCACCGGCCTTCCGATCTCGTTCACGTCCCGTTCGCTCATTTGTCCTCCTTATTCATTACAAACGCTGTGTCAGCGTTTACTTCTACATCCGTTGCACTGATTCGCAGAATAACCTGCGGCATTTGGTTTACCTCATAATCAAATGCTGCTGCCGTGCATCCGTGAACCTCAAAGTCATCAAGCATAATCCTCGTTCGTCCGTCTTTCGTATCGAACTTGATACGATGCAAATACGAACCGCTCATAGTTCTTTCGTCCTCCATATAATCGGGTTAAACAGCATCAGTCTCCCGCCGAGCATCCTCGCCAGTTTCTGCGCGTCATCGCGGTTTCTCGTCCTCCACGCGCGGCTAAGGTGAGGATCCCATTCAATCTTCCCCGTCACCATGTTCCGGTGGCTCAGGTACTGGCCGTTCTTCACGACAATCAGGCTCGTCTGTCTCCTGATCGCGTTGACTCCTGAACAGTTCATTCAGCATTTCCTCTTTCGTAATTGTTACTGTGTGCCGGCTCATGTACCACCTCGCGTACATCACCATCCCTGTCGCACCGGCCACCATGCCCGCCAGGAAAAACCAAATCATTCTTCGTCTCCATCCTCCTTTAACTCAGCGATTCCACAATAAACGCCAGTTTGCTGGATATCGCCGTCAGCAGTTCGTTCGTCTTTTTCATCTCTTCCATCATGTAGTGCGTCGCCTGGATCGTGACCGTCTGCCTGTGTTCAACCACCGAGACTTCCTCGCCTTTTGCCTTTTCCTTTGCGGCGGTTGTCTGTTTCGCTTCCTTCTCCGCGCGGATCTTTTCCTCTTCCTTCGCCTTTGCTTCCGCCGCCATCTTTTTCCGGTACGCTCCGGAGGTCAGGTACATCTTGTGCTTGTACTCCTCGTACGTTTCAGCGTTTTTCACGATTCCGATAACGACTTTGCTGACTTCCATCGTTTCGGAGATTTCCTGGTACTTCGCCCCGCTTTGCAGCAGGATCTTGATCGCCTTGAACTTGTTCTCGGTAACCTTCGCGCCTTTTGCCATGCTCATTCTTCCTTTCCGGGCAATCCTGCCCCTTCGTTAAAAACGGGGATTTCGCTCTCGACCGGCTGTCCCCGACCGGGCGGCACAGTTCCCCTTTCCATTCCGTCCCCGTTGAAAAAGTCCTGAAAAAGACGAGGACCTTTTGAGGGGAACCCACAGAGGAGGATCCATGTTCTGGCTTATAGCCATTGCCTCATGTCTGATTACCGGCGTCGCCGGCCTTATTCGCTCAACACCTTCCTTCCATGGCGGTTGGCGTATTGGTACCGACTCTTCCGCCACATCTTCCGTTTCTGATCGTCACTCATCGTGTCGTGCGCCCGGTGGAACTCCCGCTCTTTTTCGCTCTGCGCGTCCACGGCCTTCTTCCATCTCTGGTATCTTTCGTGGCATTCCGCGTGGCATCCCTGGTGCCTGTCCGGACAGTTTTTGCACGGGCAGTTCGTCCGGTTGAACTCTCCAAACTGCATCAATTGCCCCACTCTCCCAAGTTATACGGGCACAGCATCCCGTTTTCGTAGTCATCCAGCGGCAGAACCGACGTCAGGAGTTTGAACAAGCTGCATTCACCGCATTCCTTCTCGTCCTTCGTGCATTCCCTGCATTCCGCCCGCGCGTGGTCCACCAGTTCCCTGAATTCTTCCTTGCCCATGATCACGTTCGTGGTTGTCGGCGTCATCTTCGGAACCAGCCGCATCTCGTGGTCCTTTGCCGTGTTTTGCAGGTTGATCCGCTGTTCAATCGGGATCGTCGCACGCAGGTCGTGCAGCAGTTCGTCTGAAATCTTCGCAAGGATTTCAATCTTCTCTGTGCCTTCCTCGACCGTCTTCAACCGCTCTCCCAGTTCCTCCCGCATCTCGTCAAACACCGTCGCCACGTAGGCCAGCACGATCATGGCCATTTTCTCCGTCCGCGTCATCCTCACAGCGTCATCGCGGCTCGGCTCCAGCAGTTTCTTCATTATCTGAACGCTCATGCCACACAGTGCCTCCAGTGCTTTTCGTACCCGATCTCCCCGCCGCCGAACACCCGTTCGCCCCGGCAGACTTTCCCGTCCTCGTTGATGTAGGTGCATGGCCCTCCCGCCGGCCTGAACCGCGTCACGTAAGGATGGCACGGAATCCATCCGTTGTTTCCATGAACCATCAGAATCTGCTTTCCGCACCGTTTGCAGGTGGTGTAGAACTGTCTCGTCACTGCCCGTCCACCTCCAGGTACTGACTTTGAACGTATCCGCAGTTGGTAACCGCCCATTCGTCGCTCCAGTAGTAGACCTTGACCGTCGCCATCGGTTTCAGCCATCTCGTCCGCTTGCCGCCGACGTACTTCCGCGCTGCCAGCCGGCCTTTGCTGACCACCGTCGCCGTGCAGTTCAGTTCTTCCGGCTCGTCCCATACAAGGTATCCGGCGAACACCCATCCGCTTCCGCTTTCGTTGGTCATCTCCACGCAGTGGACGTATCCGTTGCGTGTCTTCCCGTCCACGTACACCCTGTCGCCGGGTTCCAGGAATCCTTCCGGTTCGCCGCGCTTGTTCGGATAGGGTCTGACGTTCACGGTGTCGCCGGGAGTGCAGATCACGTACATCGTGTCGTACGCTTCCTCTGCCTTTGACTTTGAAAGCCACAATCCCAGGTCGTTGCACACCGTGATGACGATCCATATGACGGCGACGATGAACGCGATCTCAAGTATCAGTTTGATCCACATCCAAAGGTTGCTTTCAAAAAAGTTCTTCTTTTTCATTCCGCGCCACCGTCCTTCATCATCCGCCGCATTTCGTCTCTCATCTGTTCATAGGTGTACGGCCATTTCACAATCGGCATCATCCCGCTGGCCCACCGTACGAATCCATCCTTCGGAATCTTCCATGAGTGCCCGATCTTCGTGATCGGAAAACCCAGGAACTTCGGGTTTTTGACCGCCTCGTCCCGTATCAGCTGCGGATCGCACCGGATGCATCCGGCGACTTCCTGCACTGTCAGGAAATCCTTGTCGAGTGCCTTGATCTCCTTCAGCGTCATAACCAGTCCCCCTCCGGCGTCATGTAGCCATTTTGCTTCTGCATATTCCGCAGTTTGTCTTTGGAGATCAGGTTCGGCGCGGGCGTTTCCGGCGCGACGTGCCGCCTGTAAACGTCCATCAGCAGGGCGACTTCCCGTTCTTCCGAAAGGCTTTTCGTGTTCAGGATCAGGAACGTTTCGCTTTCCTCGTAGGTTTCGGATTCGTCACCGATCAGTTCATAAATGGCGTCGATGATCTCGCCGTGTGTCCAGCTGATCGGGGAATCTCCCGTGAACCCGGCGTTGTCAAATGCGTCAACAATCCTTCTCAGTCTTCTTTCACTTCTTACCAACCGCAATAATGCGTCTTCAACGTTCTTCATTCTCTTCTCCTACTTACTCATTTTACTCGTTTTTGCAGTATCGTCAGGCAAAAAAAAGATATCGCTGACCTCTACGCCAAAGTAGTCTGCCAGTTTCTTCTTCATCCTGCCGCCAGGGCATCGCGCTCCGGATTCATACGAGCAATAGGTGCTGTACGGCAAGCCGATCTGCCGCGCTACGCCGGCCTTTGTCCGGATTCCGCGCATTTCACGCAGGATTTTTCCGGACGCCGCCATCTGTTCCTTTGTCACTCGCAAGGCATTCACCTCCTCAACATCTTGTGTAGTTCTGTGTAGATTTTAACTACATTTATTTACTTTGTCAACCCGTTTAAGAAGTTAAATTTTTATTACAAATGTGTTGATTTTTACTACACTTATATGCTATCATTAATCCAGAGGTGATCGTTAATGCCAACATTGGGAGAAAACATCCGCCAGCTACGCAAAAGCCGTGGTTTGTCACAGGACCGTTTTGCCAAAGAGATCGGAAATCTCCAGGTCAACGTCTCTGCCTGGGAGATTGGAACCAGAACTCCGTCACTCGCTACGATTCAGCACATCGCGGACGTGTTTCACGTCCCCGTCAGTTCTCTGATTCCTTTTAACCCGGGGACAGAGGATGACGGCCTTGTGCAAGAGATGATGGAGATCATGCAGCGCGATCCGAAAACGCGTCTGCTGTTTGATCGCGTCAAGTTCCTTTCCTCGTCCGATATAGACACGGTCCTGTCTGTCATCGACGCAATTACAAGGGAGAGAGTAAAAGAATGAATGAAGTCCCGGTTATCCTGAAGGATATGCCCACGCGCATCCGTGGGTTTGTTACGCTCGGCAGCGATTTCGCTCCGATCATTATCATCAATTCCCGTCTGCCTGTCGAACAGCAGCGCTTGACCTACCGCCATGAGATGGATCACATCGAGCGTGGCGACCAGTTTAACGAAGATTACGTGGAGTATGGAGCATGAACTGTCCAAAGTGCGGCCGGGATGTCCCGGTCGATTCTCTTTTCTGCAATTACTGCGGCAAGAAACTGACAGTCCAGAAAAAGAAACCAGTCAAGGCGCGCGGCAACGGTCAGGGCACCGCCTACAAACGCGGACGGACATGGACCGCGTGCGTCACCATGGACTGGATTACACCGCAGGACCCGTCCATGCCGAAAAAACCGATTCGCAGAACCAAGGGAGGTTTCCCTTCCAAGGCGGATGCCATCGCCTATTGTCCTGTTCTTCGGGCCGGCGGCGTCGAAAAACCAACTGACGCGCCGCGCCTGTCTTCCTACTGGAAAACCTACTCCGAAGGACCGATGCTGAAAATATCAAAGGGCAAGCAGTCCGCATATCGCACGGCCTGGAACAAACTGAAAGATATACACGATGTACGTGTAGACGTGCTGACAGTCGATCTCCTACAAAAAACCATCGACAAAACCTGCAAAACATTCGACCCGGCAAAAGACTGCAAGTCTTTGCTGTCCAATCTCTTTGAGATTGCAGCCGCCGAGAAACAGGTCGTCCGGGATCTGCCGTCTTTTATCACGCTTCCTGAACATGAACCGTCCGAGCCGATTCCGTTCAATGCAGACGAGCAGAAGAAAATCTGGCACGCATATGACAACGGAGACCGACGCGCTGCTGCCCATCTGCTGATGATCTATACCGGCATGATGCCCGGTGAACTGATGAACCTGAAGGTGGAGAATATCGACTTAAACGGGCGGATCATTGTTCGCGCTGGTCTGAAGACAAAGATCAGAAAGCGTACGCCCGTCGTCCTGGCGGACTGTATCCTGCCTGTCGTAGAGGACCTGATTGCGAATGCCATGCCGTCCGGATATGTCTGGAAGCGCAACGAGAAAGCATGGTATGATAACTACTATGCCGTTCTGAAAGAAAACGGATGCCGGGATCTTCCGCCTTACTCCTGCCGTCACACCACGGCCACCGCGCTGGCGGTCGATAAGAACGTGGCCCCGCAGACCATCAAGAAAATCATGCGCTGGAGCACCGTCAAAATGCTGGACCATTACGCCCATCCGGACACATCTGATGCGCTCCAGGGTATCAACACCATGGCCAAACCGACTGCTGACGAGGAACCGAAAACAACCTGATTTCTATTGTTTACATACTGCTGACATCAAATCCTGCACGCATTGATTTATAATGCTTTCATGTTACCCTGCTAAGGGAGTAGTGTCAGTGATGGCAGCCCGGGTTCAAATCCCGGCTTCTCCGCTCAGAACCGTTGAAGCACAAAGCTTCAGCGGTTTTTTCATGCCGTAGTGGTTCCACTACATGAAGTAATAAAACGTGATAAATGGTAATATACTGTTTACACTACTGCTTACAATCAAATTTTTTCTACTGCTTACACAGGGGAGGCATATTTGTCTGTTTTTGGCTTTACAACATACTACTCCCCCGGCAGGGGAGTGGTATCCACCCATACTACTCCCCTGAGAAAAAACAGCCAAAAAACTTTTATTGTTTTGCAGGAGTTTGATACAATCATGATCAGAAAATCAGGAAGGAATAACACGCATGAACGAAAAAGCGGCACTCACCCACCTCGTCAAGGCAGCGAGAGACGCCATCCACCTGGAAAACGTTCTGAGCGAAATGGGGTACAAAGAAACCCCGTACTTCGACCTGTACGGAGAAATTTCTGAGGCGATATACTGTCTCCTGAACGAACAGACAGAGTCGTTTTCTGATTCTGAAACGTATAATGCCATCCACGACTCGTATACGCCCGATGAGGCGTGTGCGGATCGCCTGATGGATATTTACCGGTCCAATGCTTCAAACGCGGATTTGGGCCTTTCCCGCGCGTCTATGGAGGTCTTTGAGGAAGTTGCGAATGAACGCGGCATTTCCATTCCGCAGTTGCAGAAACTGATCCTCTGCGAATGGTCTGCCCGCCAGGTGATTATCCGCGAATTTACATAAGAAGCAGACCCGCCTGTTTCCAGGCGGGCCTTTTCAATTAGTACCGATAAGGCGGCATCCATTCCGGATAGTGTCCGGAGTATCCGTAGTCGCCGGAATATCCGGGACCCATATCACGGCTCGTGTATCTGCCCATGCTGTCCCTTCTCCGCGCGTAAGACCTTCCGGATGCGTCCTTTTCTTCCCATCCGTCCGCGTCTTTCATTGCGTGGTAGGTCGCCGCGCTTTTCAGCGCGTGGTACAGCAGGTCTGCTTTCTCCGCGTCCTGCACGGACATCTCGCCCTGTTCAGCTCCGTACTTCTTGTCCAGTTTGTCCAGTTCCTTGCACATGGCCTCTTCCAGGTTTTCATAATGCTTCATCTGTGTCTCCTCCTTTCCATCAGGCGATCCGATCAATGGTCAGGTTCGCGTTCTGGACGTCAATGACCGTAGCAGGAGCAGTCGTCGGGTCATTTGTAATCCCGCTGACAGCGTCGATGCTCATGCTGAAGCAGCATCCCTTCGGAACCTTGATGATTGCCGTGCTGGTCACGTTGCCGTATTCATCTACGGCAGCAGGCGTATAAATCGCCCGGCTCGTGAGTCTCGGCTCTCCGTTCACAGCGATTGCGATCGCAATCGGGACAACTGCGCCAGCTTCCGCCGGAAGCGCGATGTTGCCATTAAATACAACCTGATAAGTGGCGAAACACTGGCCGTTTGTGATTCCGCGCAGGAGAAAAACCCCGGTACCATCTTCGTGGTATACATACCCGCGATTGCACGGGATAGATGCGTCCAGGATTACAGGCGTGTTGAGGTCAACAGCCTGTACCGGATTCGCAAGATACTCAGCTGCCATCGTACTCACCTCTTACGCGGCCATTCCGCACCCGCAGGTGCTGCCACCGCAGGTGAAGATGGGAGTCCGGCCATACACGGGCGTGGTCGGAACGGGGCAGGAGTTCAGCCGGTTGTACAGCGCGTCAACCTCGTTGCTGAAGCCCTGGGCAATGTACGACCTGGTTTCGATGTCGGAGGCGCGCATGGTCGCCATGTTCAGCTGGCTGCGCAGCTGGTCATTCTCGCGCTTGTAGCCGTCCAGTTCCAG